ATGGACGAAGTGGATCCGGGCGCCGAGTCGTTACAGTTCCCTATTTTTACGGATAACGCGAGCCATATCAAGAAAACAGCCAACGGCACCGGCTCAGCCAACAACTGGTGGCTCCGTTCAGCTACGGCGTCGAATACTACTGGTTTCGAGTTCGTCGGCAGCAATGGCGACATCCCGCATTCGTACGGCGCCAACGTCGCTACTGGAGTTTGCTTCGGCTTCTGCATTTAATCGATAATCAATCAAATCCGCCCGCCTCAGTGCGGGCGGTGGAGACAGCAGGAAGGTCTCAAAATGTCGCAAATCAAGAGCAAAAGGAAAACGTCATCCGCACAGTTCCTCGAAAATGCGCTCCAAATACAAATAACCACACTCCGCCGCGTCGCCAAGTTTCCGAAGCGGTTTACATATTTGCTTTCGGTGCATTTAACGGACGCTGCAGCACATGGATACGAGCAAGTCAAAAAGGCAAACAGCATTTATCCAAGAAATCAGCACGAGGCACAAATCCGCAGAGACTGCCTGATTAAAGCGTTTGCAGAATACCAACACCTGATTTCACAGATTCTTGTTGCAGAGGAAATGTTCGAGATTTCCGAAAACGGCATCATCGAATGGATGAGGCTAATCAACGATGAGCTCGGATTAATAAAAGGATTGATGGATTCCGACACACGTCGATATAAAAATCTAAAATAATATAAATTTGGTTTCGGACTATATGAAGTTTCGTGCACCGGCTCAGCCAACAACTGGTGGCTCCGTTCAGCTACGGCATCGAATACTACTAATTTCGAGAACGTCAACAACAATGGCAACATCCCGAATTCGAACAACGCCAACAACGCTAACGGAGTTTGCTTCGGATTCTGCTACCGTCCGTCAAAGTAACCCTCAAGGGTGAAATCAGTTACAGCAGAAGGAGGCCGAAACCATTCTCCCGGAAAGGAGATAAATAAATGCCTCGATGTCCTCGCTTGCGGCACGGCCGTATGCGGTAGGACTGTAAACGGGGTTCTCGGCAAACAAATGGCAAAGACCATTACAATCAATAAAGAAATAATTGATTTTTCGGATTGCTACGATTTTGAAAAAGTGTTCACTTATACGCACCTTTGGAAATCGTACAAGAAGTGCAAAGAAGGCGTCAACTGGAAGGCGTCGACGCATAAGTTCACGGCGAACGCTCCATTATACGTTTTTCGCCTTCACGTCGCTCTGATGACAGGAAAATTCAAAAGCCCCGGCTTTTATGAATTTGATATATTCGAAAGAGGAAAGCGCAGGCACATCAAGAGCGTTCGAATCGAGGAGCGCATCGTTCAGCGCTGCCTTTGTGATTATTGTATAGTGCCTGTGCTTTCGAGGTCATTCATTTACGACAACGGAGCAACGCTCAAAAATAAAGGCTACGATTTCGCCATCAACAGAGTTCACGTGCACTTACAGCAGCACATCCGAGAGCACAGCGCGAAAGGCTACGTTTTATTATTCGATTTTTCAAAATTTTTCGATAATATATCCCACGAAGAAATCAAGTCGGTTTTGCGCGAGAAGTTCAGAGACCAGCGAATCCTCAAGCTGATATTTCATTTTATAGACGCTTTTGGAGACATAGGGCTCGGCCTTGGCAGCCAGATATCGCAAGTCCTCGCGCTCGCTGCCGGAAACAAGCTCGACCATTTTATAAAAGAGCAGCTCCGCGTGAAGCATTACGTCCGATATATGGACGACGGCTGGCTTCTCCATGAGAGCAAGGAGTTCCTGCAACAATGCCTTGAAAGGATTAAGGAAAAGTGCAAGGAATATGGGCTTGTTCTAAACGAGAGGAAAACGCACATCGTGAAACTCGAAAGAGGTTTCACTTTCCTGAAAGTAAAGTATTTCGTGACCGAGACAGGAAAAATCATCCGCAAAATATCTTCTGAGAGCGTAACAAGAGAGCGCAGGAAACTAAAGAAGCTCAACAACCGATTGAATTGTGACTTGCTAACGTTTAAGGACGTCGTGCAGAGCTATAAATCGTGGGACGGCCACGCCTCACGATTTGATTCACACAAAACAAGGAAATCGATGGAGAAATTATTCACCGATTTGTTTTTAAGGAGCGACCAGCAAAATGAAATTTTACAAAATCAAGCAGGACAATAAAATCATCGACGCGCTCGCAGATCCGCAGTTTGTCGTTTTTCAAGCAGGAAACCGAACGGTCATCATCGGAGAAGAACATGACGCGTTCGGCGTGCTTTCCTACGATTCGTCGGTAATCTATGCCGTGCAGGGAATGAAGCCCGCGCCGACCGGCGATGAATTTAATTACGCAACCGTTCAGATGGAACCCATCGGCGCCGATGAATACGAGCAACTCCGCAAAGAGCTCGACGAAGGCACGGAACCGGTCGAGCCGGACATCGAACCTCCGGAGGGGCACGGAGAAGAAACAATGACACTTCCTGAAATGCGGCTCGCTATAACCGCGCTTCAGGAAGAAAACACGAAACTCGCAGAGCAGAACCTGTTCCTGCAGGACTGCCTCATGGAGATGGCTAATGAAGTTTATAAGTAACATTCTTATAAAAATTTTAGGAAAGGAGGTGGCAAGCATGATGGCTATGCTTTTCGCGATCGCGATCGTTGAGGAAAGAAAGACTTTCAAAGACGTTCCGAGATTACTCAAAGAAAAGGTAAGAATCGAGCTCAGGGCAATGGACCGTGAGGATCTCGCAACGGAGGACTAAAGGGATGGAAGACATAACAGAGCAGCTCCTCCTCGTCATCGATACACAGCAATCGCTCATTCGTAAGTTAACGCGGATGGTAGTGGAGAACAAGTGCATCGATGACGCCCTTCGCGCACAAGTCAAAGAGGAAAGCGCTGAATCCGAGCAAATGACTCGGGCAGCGTTGGAAGGGTGAGTAAGATGGGAAGTTTAGATCTTTCGGATTTGATCATTAAAGCAGGTGCGATTCTCAGCGCCCTCGCCGTCATAGTCGGCGCGTTCACGGCGATGTTTCGGTTGATCGAGAAACACAAAAAAGAGGCCGAGAGGAACAAAAAACAAGACAGCGATATCGCAAAGATGAAGAAAGAGCAGACGCTCCTCGTTTACGCTTTGCGTGGCTGTCTGGACGGCCTCCATCAATTAGGCTGCAATGGACGCGTTACCGATTCTATAAACAGAATCGATAAATATCTGAACAATGCAGCTCACGATCAAAATATAATTGACATAATCAACGATGAAGGAGAGGAAACGAAATGAAGAAGTATTCCAAAGAATGGTGGAAAGAATGGGCAAAAAAAGCAGGCATTCGTGCCATTAAAACGGCCGCGCAGACGGCGGCCAGTGCCGTCGGAGTGACCGCCATTGCTATCCACGAAGTAAACTGGCTGATTGTAGCGTCAACAGCAGCGGGTGCGGCGGCAATCAGCTTGATTATGTCCCTCGCGGGATTGCCTGAAATCGAAACGGAGGAATGAGCGTGAGTCTCGTAAACAAAAAAGGAGTTGACGTCTCATCCCTAAACGGCAAGATCAGTATGGATAAAATCAAAAGCGCCGGCTTTGAGTTCGTGATGATCCGCTGCGGCTTCGGTGAAAACACCACCGAGCAGGATGATACCTACTGGGAAGAAAATGTCCGCAAAGCAGAGGCTGCAGGACTGCCGTGGGGAGTTTACTTCTATAGCTATGCACTCAATATTGAACAGGTCGTAGACGAAGCGCGCCACGTTTTAAGGCTTCTGAAGGGTAAACATCCGACGCTGCCTATTGCGTTCGATATGGAAGACGCAGACGGCTATAAACGCAGGATGGGTATGCCGTCTAATAAAATGCTTGTCGACATATGCAAGCGCTTTTGTGCAGAGATGAAGCGCGTCGGATATTACCCCGCGCTGTACGCTTCGCTGAGTTGGCTGAATAATCAGCTCAACGATCCGAGCCTGCTCAACGCCTATGACGTCTGGGTAGCACAATGGAACTCCTCGTGCGATTATCGTGGCGCATACGGTCTGTGGCAGTATGGCGGCGAAACCAACTTCTTAGAGAGCAACAGCATTCCCGGCGTTGGCGTGATCGACAAGAACAAGTGTTATAAGGATTACCCGGTGATCATTAAAAGCGGCGGCTTCAATGGTTGGAGCAAGGACGGAACCATAAAGCCTGAAGCGATCATCAAGGGCGTTACAGCGGCTCAGGCAATGAGCGCAGCTCGAAGCCTTGAAGGAAAAGACGAGGATCCGGACGAATGTGATATCATGAAATGGTACGGAGGCTTTGACACCGAGCTCAACGAAGAAGCCTGCTGCTGCGCCGGAATGATGTATCTGTTCGGTAACAAGCTCAAGGCGCTCGATCTGATTCCCGGAGGCAAAACCGCTAACTGCGGCACGCTCGCCCTGAATTTCCATAAAGCGGGGCAGCTCCATAAGCCGTCCGAGGTAAGGCCTGCCGATTTGGTGACGTTCTCGTGGAGCGGAAACGCAACATCGGTTCAACCACTTACAAGTCTTGGATACAAGTCGTTCGATCACGTTGAAATGTGCCTCAAGGTAATGGACGACACGATCCTCAGCATTGGAGCAAACAACGGCGGCCTCGAGTGCGACGATTTTCAGATCAAGACGCGCAGACGTTCGGACGTTTCCGGCTGTTGCCGTCCGAAGTATGCCGATGGTGGTTCTTCGGGAAGCGCAACGTCCACAAACACACCCGCAGCATCGGAAGGCAACTCGAACGTCAAGGCGGTTCAGACGTGGCTCAATAGCCATTATGGATTTGACATCTACATTGATGGAATCTATGGTAATCAGACGCGTCAGGCGCTCACCAAAGCTCTACAGACGGAGCTCAACGTTCAGTTCGGAGCGAAGCTCGTAGTTGATGGAATCATAGGCCCCTGCACCAAAGCAGCCATACGCAATGTGTCGCAGGGCGCATGTGGTAACTACACAAAGACATTGCAGGGCTTGTTGATCTGCAACGGTTATAACACCGGAGGCTTTGACGGCATCTTCGGGCAGGCTACAACAGCCGCAGTAAGAGCGTATCAGAGCAAAAAAGGTCTATATTGCGATGGAATCGCAGGTCCCGCAACATTCAGCTCATTATGCACGTAATTAACAAAAATCGCTGTTTTTGAAAATAACGCACGGAAAAACACACAAAAATGGCATTTAACGTTCAAAATTGAGTATCAGATGCACGTTAACACACAATTTCACGCATTGAAAAAAAGCACCGGGGATCCGTTCCTCGGTGCTTTTATTTATTTGTAGCGTTTTAGCAGTTCTGCGAGGAGTTCCCCGGAGGTCAATCCCTTTTGAGCCATCAAGCGCTTGTATTTATCAATTACATCCTTCGGAGCACGAACAAGGAAGTTCACCGGCTTGGAATCGCCGGAGGAAACAAACTCGCGTTTATAGGTTTCCTCGTCAAGATGGCGCAGCGCCCACGCTTGCGCCTGATCATAATCGATCGGGATAATGCTCACGCGTCCGGCATAACGAGTCGTGGAGCCACCGTCGCCGAATATAAAGTATTCGCCACCGCGTTTTTTATACAGTATTTCGCGCTTCCACTCGATATCGCCGCGCTTAAGACCGTTGTCCCAGCAGCCGACAAGCGCTGCCGTTTCGGTATTATAGCGCTTGCCGTTTATGATTTTCTCCATATACAAACCACCTCAATATTCAAAGTCGCAGGAGGCGTCCCTTTCTACCAGAGAGAAAGGGAGACCGACGCGCCTGCAGTACTTTTCTATTGTATCAATATTTTTCGCCTTTTTCAAGCATTTTCCATCAGCGTAAATGCCAATCGACGTGATTCGTTTATAACGCATGAGTTCAAAGTGGTATTCAGGAACGCCGCGATCCCACACGGCGCGTTTCACTAACCTATAGAACATTTTGAAATCACCTCTCCATAATAGCAATTTGACGGAGCTGCGCGATTTCGTCCTTGATAAAGGTATTCATCGAGAAATACAGTGAGTTCACTAAATCCCAGTCGCGGAGATACTCGTCGTGCATATCCTCAATTCGTGTGTCGTCGATAACGCTAATCAGCTCATACGCATACTCACATTTAGCAGATAGTTCATTCAGAGCACGGAGAGCTTCAAGCCGCTGGAGCCCGTCATCGTTGAGGTATTTGCAGACGTTGCGGAGTTCATCGGCGGATTCACGGATATTATAACGCCAGCTAACAAACGCCTCATTTGTTATCCTACGATATAAACAGGTGTAACCGCCTGCGCCGGGAAGCATAATGGCTATTTGCATAATCACGCTCGTGCCCGAACCGCTGCCGTATGTAATATGAATAAGCGCCCCATCGGTAAACCGATACACAGCCACATCGCGTGATTGATTCTTTTGCTTTACTTGGCGGCACAGCGTACACACATCCCATTCAAAATCATTCGCTTGTTCTTCGGTTCGAGGACATTTCCAATCCACGATTTTACCGTCCTTGATAATAAGATATCCGTTTAATTTCATTGTAAATGCCTCCTAACATTCTTCATCAGCGCGGTCAATCAGTTCAACGATTGCAGCGACGGAGAACCACTCCGGCTCGCCGAATTCGTTACGAAGATAACAACCACAATCATCGGTCAAGTCACCATATTTGTGTTCGAGCATTTCCTTCAGGTATTCAAGTGCTTCGTGTTTCATAATAAACTCCTTTCGTTGGTGGCGCCGGAGCGAAGCCGGCGCCTTTTTGTTTTTGTTTGTTAGTCGTCGGTGGATTCCCATACCACTTTGCTGCCGTTTACGATGAGGCTCACATCGTCAAAACCTTTTCCGAAATCGTTGGTTTTGCCAAGGATAGAAATAATAAAATCTTTGAAAGAAGCCTTAACCGTTCTGCCGTCAAAATTGGTAAAGTAATAAATATCGTTAATGGAGCCGACGCCCGGAAAGAGGTTTTTATAGAAATACAGACGCTCAATATTAAGCATATTAATAATTTCGTATTTACCAATGCTGTTGTCCGAACACATCCATATCATAGCGCCGAGTTGTTCAATCGGACAACCGGATCCATTTTCAACAAGGAGCCTTTCGGTTTGCTTTTTTGTCGCGTCGGTGAAAATACCAGCGCCAGCGCATAAGTTAATCAAGTTTGTCGAAGTAGTAACTGTGTAATTTTTCATTTTCAAGAACCCTTTCTTTAGGAGCTTGACCGCTCCTTTACTATGTCTATATTATAACTCACATTTATATAAAAGTCAAGCATTTATTTACATTTATATAAATGTTTTTTTACAAAAGAAAAGACACGCCAAAAGAGCGTGTCGATTTCGTGGCACATTTCGTGTCACATATTTAAAAATAAACCTTTATTTTATTAAAATATTTTTTAATTTATTAATGAAAATATATAACAAAAAACCGCATAAACAAGCCACACAATCGAAAAACGGCTTATCTATGCGGTTTCCTTATGGTCGGGATGACAAGACTTGAACTTGTGCCCGAGAACGCTATAACAGGCTTAAAATCGATACTATTTTCAATTCGTGGCACATTTCGTGTCACATTCAGTGAAATTCTTATCAAAGATCTGAATGATCCGAGTCGACATTTCAGAAGAATGATCGCGCAGGGCGTGCTGATAGATCCGGTGAAGCATTTCGGGAGATTCCCAACCACCGACCTCGCAGATGTACTGATCGGGTACGCCCTGAAAGTGCAGCTCGCTCGCGAAATAGTGCCGGAGCTTATGGAAGGAGAACTTCGGTACATCCGCTTTATCGCGGGCGCTCGTGAAATGATTGGTCAAGGTCGAAGGAGCGAGCCCGAAATATTGCCACGCCCGGGCTTCGGCGATCACAGCCGGCGGAAGCGGGCAGAAGCGATCCCCGGCCTTCGTTTTCGGCGGTTTGAGAACAACCTTCCCGTCGCTGTCCGTGACCTTCGCCTTAGAAACGCGGACACCGAGATCAGTGAAATCGTCCGGAGTCAGAGCACAGATCTCCGATCGGCGCAGGCTGCCCTGCGAAGCCAACAGGATCGGAACACGAATCAGATCGTCGGCAACCGCAAGCACCGACTGCACCTCGGCCGTTATCGGGATGATATAATCAGCTTTCTGCATCTGCGGAAGTCGAGTGTTAAATACAAAATCCGGTCGATACTGCGACACCGCAGCGTGCAAAAAGCCGTGACAGCAACGTACCGACTTGGGAGAAAGCGTCAAGCTCAATTCGCTGATTGCGATCTGGACGTGCTCAGGGGTTAGCTTTTTTAGTTTCATCGGCATGAGCTTCTGAAAGTAAGATTTGACGATACGTTTATATTCGCGGATGGTCGACGGAGAAAGCACTGCCTCTTTGATTTCGATATAACGGTCGCAGGCCTGCTTGACAGTCAGATCGTCGTAGGTCACAGCCGCCTCGCCACGATGATGCGCGAGATAATCATTCGCAAGAAACATAGCGGTTCTCTTATCAGGATCCGTGAATGATTTGTAGTGGCGCTTGTTATCAGCATCGACGTAATCGAATACGCGGACGCGCCAGTTTCCGCTCGGTAGTTTTTTAGGTTTCATTTTTGACACACTCCTTGTGTTTTTCTACGGGGCGTGCTATAATGATAGAGCAATTATTTATGAGTGTTTCCTACCACAAGGACGCACCGACACCGCTCTGATGTTACCGCATCAGGGCGGTTTTTTATTTTCCGATCGTTTTTTCAAGAAGCTCAATATTGCCTTTTACGGAATCGGGATTATCCGCTTTCAACCCTTGATAAAGCGCATCGGTCTGGAATAGCAGCGTAACGCGGGTGTTGCTTGGCGAAACAGGCTCCTCGACATCCCGGAAATCTTCGATTTTATAATAAACACTTTCTGCGGCCAGTTTTGAATCATAGTTACCATTTAGATACATATTCCCGATCCAAATCATGTCCTCTACCAGTTTATAGCTCTCGTCAGAAAGATCGTCGGGTTTGCCGCCGCCCCCGCAGCCGGAAAAGAAAACGGCAATAATCAGGATCGCAATACACAGAAATTTTGTTGATTTCATCTTTTCCTCCTCAGATAATCGCTTATTTGAATGATCGTGCCTTTTTTAGGCGCGTTTTTTGTTTTGAAGCGGATCGATATCGTACTCGCCAGAGGCCACTAACATACTGGAATATTTGAGCAGCATCTTCTTCCCTTCGTCATTAAGCGAGTCGAAATCGTTTATTAATTTTTCCTTGCTGATATCAATTTGGATATTTTTAGGTTTAGGCGCATCGTCCAAATCATCAAGAGTGTAGCCCATAGCATGAACGACAAGACGCATCGTATTCAGATATGGCTTTTGAGTTTTTCCGGAGAACAGCTTGTCGATTGTGCTTTTCGGAATACCCGTCTCATCGGCGATTTGTTGCGACGTTTTTTGTGAAGCCTTTTTCATTTGGTTTAGCTTTTCGAGCCATAACATATAAATCACCTCTCAATTTGATATTAGCAGAATTAAGAATAAAAGTCAATATAAATTTGCTGAAATCGGAAATATTTTTCATAAAAACACTTGACATTTGCCGAATTAGGATATATTATAATAAAGGAATTGCCGAATTAAGCAATTATTAAAATTCAGAAAGAGAGGTGAAACGAATGAAAAACCTTATCGCCGAAATGAAAAGATTCGGGGTTACAATCGCCGACATTCAAAGACTCTTAGATGTTTCCGAGCGAACCGTCAGGAATAAACTAAGCGGCGATTCTGATTTCACATATCCCGAAGCGGTTAAAATCAGAGATTCATATTTTCCGAGCTTACGGCTTGAGTACCTTTTTGGTTAAAGGGGAGGACAGCGATGCCCAGAACAAAGATCTGCAAGCCCGAGGATTCCTTCGAGCGCTTGCTTATTTCAAACATTATGTATCAGCTATCCCTCAAGGGATATCAAAAGAGCGACCTCGGCAGGATCCTCGGACTTTCCGAGCCCGCCGTTAATCGCAGAGTAAAACAGCCGCGCTATTTCAAGGTCAGTGAATTAATGCTGATAGCGCGATGGTGCAGGATCTCAATAGAGGTCCTTGTCAGCAAAAGCGCGGCATAGGAGGCAGTGATGGATCTCGACAAATCAGGAAACGCTTGTGTTCGCAATGGCAAGCGTTGCGCTCACCGGCGGCCGTTGGCGGCGAAAAACTTCTCAACTATGGCCTGCCACTACTTATTAGATACAGGCCAGAAAAGAAACTGCCCGGCCGAAGGATGTATCCATTACACAACAGAGAGGAGGACAATGAGAGAAAAACCAGTAGTACCGAGAGAGTTCTCGGCAAGGCTCGCGCATTTGCGGAAAACAAAGTTCATGTCGCAGAAGGCATTCGCCGAAAGCATAGGCGCACGGCAAGGTATGATTTCAAAATGGGAGTCAGGCGATGTCGTGCCGACGTTCGAATACCTAATGCGGATTTGTAAAAAACACAGAATTTCATCCGACTGGCTTCTCGGCTTTTCGGATATAGAAAGAAGGATATGAAAATGAAGGAAAAAATCAATATCACTTACAAGAAGGTTAAAGGATCCAATCACGGCACTTTCACCTACGACATCAACATGAGCACCGATCACCTTGAGCGAGTCATTCTTGACCTCAGAGCAGAGCTGCAGGAGCGCAGGAAGCCGCACAAGGCGAGAAGACCGAAAACAGTTAATCCGAACCCGGACTACAGACCACCGATGGGGCCGAGAAACACAAACCCGCCTAAAGTGATCAGCGCGGTGTGTCTCGCCGTTGTCGGCAGTGAAGAAGCCGTCGAGGGTCCGTTTTATATGAACCGCTGAAAGGAGGTGAGAACCGGTGAAAAGAAAAAGCACATAGAAAAGAGCCACTGAGGGCAGCACCCCTACAGTGACTCAGAGAAAAATATCTCAACTCGATTATACAACAAGAAAGAGAGGAAAGCAATACCAAGAATGAAAATGGCAATAAAAAACGGCGACATCATCCTCGCGGGATGGACGCAGCTCCAATACAACGTCATTATGGCTTGGAATAAGGTCAGCTACCACAAAGCGACTAAAACGCGGCCACCGACGCTCGTCGGTCCTTGTGATTTAGAGCTGTTAACGAAATTGAGTCAGCTCATAACGCTGCCGGCTCCCGCCGAGGCTATACGGCAGCGGCTCAATGCAAAGCAAGACGCTATAAACAGAATGCGGAAGACCGAGAACGTCAAGCCGCTGATTGAGCCGCCGGTCAAGGCCAATCTGTTCCAACATCAGATCCGAGGATATAACATGGCGCTCATCGCGTTCGACTTGGTAGAGGTAAAAGCAAAATGAACACAGTCAAAATGAAAGTTTCTGTCAAGAACAGCACGGACAGCATTCTCGCCGCTCTGATAATTTCCATCAAAGCAGAAATGAAGCAGGCATACGAGGAGCAGCTGTCAGCACTTAACCGGATCGACGCAGAGTCAGACGATCTCGAAGAACTCAAAGACGCGGCAAAGCTGATCTCCGAGGCGCTCGACAAGCAATTTAAACCGAAGCGGATCACGCGGACAAATAAAACCGCAATCTGCCCGACTTGCCACCACAGAGTGACGAATAATCATCACAGCTACTGCCACCGATGCGGTCAGAAACTAATTCCTCCGAGGTGGCTGGAATGATCAATACAGTAAATGAAAGGGGGCTGATACAATATGGCAGGAAAAGGCTTCGGCTTCCTGTTTGAATGACATGGGCTGCGGCAAAACACTAACTGCGATCGCAACAGCGGGAGCTTTGTACAAAGCAAACAGGATCAAGCGGGCCCTGATCGTCGCCCCGACATCAGTGTGTTCGGTATGGCCTAAAGAGTTTGATGAGTTCGCGGAATTTCCGCATATCGTAAAAGTAATGCTCGGCACGAAGAAGCAGCGGCTCAAGCAGCTCGACGACCTGCACGCGTTTCCGCTGCAGGCGCTCCGGGTAGCGGTGATCAACTATGAGAGCACATGGCGTGAGGGTATATTCAACGCTCTGATGGAATTTCGCCCCGATCTGATAATCGCCGATGAAAGCCAGAGGATCAAGACGTTCGACACGGAACAGAGCAAAGCAATGCATCAGCTCGGCGATCAAACGCCGTACAAGATGATCTTGAGCGGAACCCCAGTGCAAAACAACGCGCTCGATCTATACAGTCAATACCGGTTCCTTGATCCTACGGTATTCGGGAAGAATTTTTATAAATTCAAGAATCACTACTGCGTGATGGGCGGATTTAATAACAAGAATATCATCGCATACCGCGATCTTGAAGGATTGACGAAGAAAGAGCACAGCATCGCATACCGAGTAACCAAAGAAGAAGCGCTCGATCTGCCGGAGCAGACCTTCGAAACACGATACATCGAGTTCACACCGAAAGAGCGAAAGCTATACGATAAGATCAGACGCGAATCGGCGGCCGAGCTCGCCAACGGTCAGACCATCACGGCATCGACCGTACTCACTAAAATGCTAAGGCTTCAACAGATGACAGGCGGATTCCTGATCACCGACGACAGCGATAAGCCGCAGCAGATATCGAGCGGTAAGATCAACGCGCTCGAGGATATCATCGACGACTACGTCATCGGAACCGGGAAGAAACTCGTAGTATTCGCGCGATTCAGAGCAGAGATCGACCTGATATCGAAACTTCTGACAAAGAAAAAAATCGGTTTTGGACAGATCTACGGCGACATCCCGCTTAATCAGCGCGGAGCGATCGTGCAGGATTTTCAAACCAATCCGGACACAAAGGTGTTCCTCGCGCAGATCGACACCGCCGGCCTCGGCATCACGCTGACCGCCGCTGACACTTGCGTTTATTATTCGGTCAATTTCAATTACGCAGCATACTCGCAGAGCCTCGCCCGGATCCACAGGATCGGACAGCGCAATGTCTGCACATACATCCATCTGACGGTCAAGAAGACCATCGATCAGATTGTGCTCAAGGCGCTGCAGAGAAAAGAGGATCTCGCAAAGACGATCGTAGACAACTGGCAGATTTATTTTTAAAAGGAGAATCAAATGGATATTTTTGAATTAACAGATAAGCTCAATGAAGCACTAACATTGAAGGACGAGCTCGCTGATCAGACCAAAGCCAACAACAAGCAGATCGAGCAGCTCAAGCAGGAGCTCGCCGATCAGATGATTGACAACGAAATGACGAGCATCTCAAGGTGTGGTTTCAAGTTCACGCTTCAGGAGAAAACACGATACAGTAAGAAATCGGAAGCAGACCTTCAGGCGGAAGGCATCGACTTCCACGAGGCGCTCAGAGCAGCGGGATTCGGTGACCTGATCGTCGAAACAGTCAACCCGAGATCACTGCAGAGTAGCCTCGCAAACTACGTCGATGAAAACGACGAGCTCCCGGAGGCGCTCGCTCCCGCGATCAACACGTATGAAACACTCGACATCGCCAGACGAAAAGAAAGAAGGTAGAGAAATGACAAGCGAACAATTATCTATAAATCTCGATTCTGAAGAATTGACAAAATTCAACTCCGATATTGAGGAAACGATTTCACAGGCTTCAACCGAGCTCCTCAGCGGTCTCGTAACCCGGAGCAAGCACGAAGCATATGGAATTGCCGCTGAAAACTTTGCAAGAATCAATCAGACGCTCAAAGCATTAAAAAGCGATCTCGGCAGCCTGCTCAACACCCTCGATGGCGACGTTCCGCCTTCGCAGGTAATCGATGCCATATCGTCGATGCACGGCACAACCTGCACCCTGTCCAAACAGACAACATTATTCGCTGCGACTTGTAACAGAATGATCGTAAACATCTACGAAGCCGCTGCGGATGATGAGGAAAACAACATCACTCCTCTCGAGGAATACGCAGACAACCTCGAGTGGGATGAAACAGAAAATACTGAAAGAGAGGAATAAATAATGCCTGCAAAGAAAAACACAGAGCTCGCCGCTATTGACGCGGCAAAGTTCCAAATCGAAGCAATCGACACAACTGTGACTGCCGAAGACATCAGCGAGGAGCTCGACGGCCTCGGTACGGTACCGCTCGACAGAGCGAAGTTCCCCGGCTCCGGCGGAACTCAATTCGAGATATCCGACGAGGATGATGAAGACGAAACAGTCAACGCCGATTCAATTACAGGCGTAATCGTCCACCACCATTCTATGAATTCCCGGTGGGAACGCGCATACGAAGGATCGCAGGAACCGCCAGTGTGCAGCTCTCAAAATGGAAAAACGGGTTTGAATATTCAGACCGGTGAGGTTATCGCTTGCGCTGATTGCCCGTTCAATCAGTTTGGCTCGGCGACTGGGAACACCAAAGCGTGTAAGAACATCCACAGATTGTTCATCGCCAGAGATGGTAACCCGGTGCCGCTGATTGTATCGCTCCCGCCGACTTCACTGCGCAGCTTCAAGAATTATGTTTCAAAGAAGCTCCTGATGAAGGGCAAAAAATGCAATCAGGTTATAACGAAAATTTCTCTCAAGAAGGAAAAAAGCCAAAGCGGAATGAACTACGCAAAGGCGGTCTTCGAGAGAGCCGGCGATTTGAGCGATAAGCAGATAGCCGATGCGGTAAATATCGGCAACTTCATAAAGAACATCGTGGCCGCTGAAGCACCGATCTGCGCGAGCGATTACAATATGGCTCCTCCGGCTGAATCGGAGTACGCGGAGCCGAGCAATGCGCCCGCGCCAATGCCGGCACTTCCGCAGCCGGTTCATGAAGAACCCCCTGCACCGACAGAGGCCCCCCCGGTCAATGATGAATTCGATTTCATTGACGTAGAAGAAAACCCTTTCGCATGATAGGACAAACAGCGGCGACGCACCCCGTTGTCGCTGTACCCCCCCTAAAAGGTGGTGAAATGATATGAACGTTTCCGAAAAGAACATAGATCAGTCAATCGACTACGAAAGTGAATACAGAATTCACCTTAAAAAGGTCAAGGTCAGCGGCGACAGATTAACATCGCTGTGTCCGTTTCACGACGATAAGAACGCAAGTTTTACCGTCAAGCTCAAGACCGGTCAATACACTTGTTTCGCTTGCGGCGAAAGCGGAAACTTCGTATCATTCTACGCCGCTATGAATAATCTAAGCACCAAAGACGCATATAAGGCCATTTGCGAAAAGTACCATATCGAGAGTGATGACTTCAAGCCTCATCGCAAAGAGAAGCCCAAGAAGGAAGGCACGCAGCCGTTCACACTCACGGAGTACAGCTTTAATAAACGGATCCCGGAGGAATGGTTGAGCGAAACTTGCCGGCTCGAAACCGAAAAGGACAGGCGCTCGGGCGTTACATTCCTCAAGGAGCCATACTACGATGAAGATGGCAATCTCGTCACATATCGAAAGCGATACGCGAATAAAGAGTTCCGGTGGAAGGCGGGATCATCAGGGAAGATCATAATGTACGGCCTCTGGCGGATGCCGAGTATTCAGAAAGTCGGATACGCGGTATTCGTTGAAGGCGAAAGCGACACCCAAACGCTATGGTACCTCGGCTTCTCCGCTCTCGGAATAGCAGGCGCTAACTTGTTCAGATCCGAGTTCACCGATAAGCTCCAAGACCTGAAGATCTACATCCATGTAGAGCCGGACAGAGGCGGTCAGACGTTTTTCAAGGAAATGTGTAAGAAGCTCAAAGCCGGAGGATTTATCGGGAAGGTTTATAGATGGAGCTGCGAGCAATTCGGAGTCAAAGATCCGTCGGACCTTTATATCGCGCACGGAAAAGACGATGCCAAGCGGATGATCAACACAGCGCTCGAAAACGCCGAGGAGGTCGACATCGACAATATCAAGGACGAAGTGCCGAACAGCATATCGGACGCGCCGCTCGCGCTCAGACAGCCGAACCATTGGAGCTATGACGACACAGGCATTTATTCGGTTAATGCCGACGGCATAAAAACCCTTGTATGCCGAACGCCGATCATCATAACCCGCCGGTTACAATCAATCAAGGAATACAGCGAAAAGATCGAGATCGCCTTCAAGCGTGACGGAAAATGGACAAGCGCCATCTTTCCGCGATCAACAGTGTTTCAGAGTAAAAACGTCACGGCGCTCGCGGATCTTGGCTGTACAGTGACGTCGGAGAACGCGAAGAAGATCGTCGGATTCTTGCAAGCCCTCGAAGCAGAAAATATGGATCTGATCGATAAGTGCATGACGACTTCAACCTTCGGATGGCAGAGCGAGGATCAATTCCTGCCCGGAGCCGCGGACGGAAGCATCGTACTCGATATCGACGCATCGCTCAAAGCAAGAGCGTCGGGCTTCGAACAGCGCGGCTCGCTCGAAGAATGGAAGGCACTGATGGAGCCGCAGCGCTCGAACGATAAGTTCAGATTCATCCTCGCTTCAGGCTTCGCGGCTCCCCTGCTAAAGCTGATCAAGGTGCGGACATTCATAGTCTACAACTGGGGCGACTCAAAGGGCGGCAAAACAGCGGCGCTCAAGGCGGCGTTGTCGGCTTGGGGAGTACCGCAGGATCTTATGGTGAATTTCAACATCACTCAAGTAGCGCTTGAGCACACAGCGGAATTCTTCAGCGACCTGCCGCTCGGAGTCGATGAACGACAGCTCGCCGGAAACAACAATCAGAATCAGCTCGAAAAATTCATCTATATGCTTAGTTCAGAGATCGGAAAAGGCCGAGGTACTAAATCGGGCGGCCTTCAATCAATCAGCAAGTGGAAGACAGTGGCACTGATGACAGGCGAAGAACCGATCGCACTCGATACCACACAAGCGGGCGTCAGCACCAGAACCGTTGAGATCTACGGCGGCCCTTTCAAAAATCAGGATGAAGCGCGAAAAATGCATCAAGGCGTCGAGAATCAATGCGGGATCGCGGGGCCCGAGTTTGTGAAACAGTTGGTGAAAATGCCGAAAGACCAACTCAATGAGTTGTTCAAGGACATTTGCGACAAAGTCACAGCCCTCGCGGGCGAACTTGGCAGCTCTCACGCCGCCGACCTCGCCACGATCGCTCTCGCTGATAGCCTAATTGATTCGTGGATATTCAAAGGCGAAAACGAAGTCGATCAGAGCAGCGTGGAGCGATCGCTCCAAATGGCAAAATCTATTCTCGATGAGCAGCTCGCCTCCGGAAGCGTCGATGTCAACGAATCGGCTAAACAATTCATCACGGACTGGATCCTGAGCAATAAAGAGCAATTCGGTGAGAAAGTAATGGGAACGTGCTTCGGCAAGATGAATAACGGCATAGTTTACATCTTCCCGTCAATCCTCAACGACGCGCTGAAACGTGCCGGATACTCGCCGCGAAAAACACTCCGCTTCCTTGCGGATAAAGAGCTGATCTCGGCAGCGAAAGACAAGACCGGGAAAACGCGTTATTCAAATGTCAGTTGGTTCAACGATAAAGCCTGCCGATTTGTCGAATTCTATTTATACAAAATAGCGACAACGGTAGATCCATTGATGGATGAAGATAAAGCGGCGGCATATTTAACGCCCGGAACAGACGACGATCTGCCGTTCAATTAACTACAAGGAGAAACCTCATGAAAAGAAAAAGGAAAAGAAGTAAACGCGATGTGATGTATGCGCGTTATGGAGAACACTCCCCGGGCGTTTTTTGCGGCGGCTGCCGCAACTGCCAAAAGCGGGAACGCGATGACGGAAAATGGACATATAAGTGCTTGGCCTATGGTGTGACAAACACATACGAAACGGACTGGAGCCCGATGTTCAACGCCTGCGGATTCTTCAATATGCCGTTCAATTCGCATCGCGATACACCCGCGATGGAAACCGATACATATAAAAGGATCATGGGAGCGAGGAAACAAGGAGGCGAAACAAAGAAATGATCTGGATAGGAATCGTGATTGGAGTATTTATAGGAGGCTTCATCGGCGTAGTGGCGATGGCGCTGTTCAACGCGTCGAAGGACATTCAAATAAAAAGCGAAGAATACAGCCTCGGGCAAGAGGATAAGATAGTCGTCGTTGAGGATATTGCAGGCGGCGAAGAACGAGAGGAAAAGGTGATACTCGATATTCAGGAGGTGGAAAATGGCACGATATGTAGTTGATCTATCAGCAAAAGCGATAGTCCGGCGGCACAGGTCGCTGCACGTCAGCGCTCGGACCGAGGAGGAGGCAGTCAGAAAAGCAAGCGCGTATTTCAAAAAGGCGCTCGCGAGCCGGGACAATAAGCTTGTAGGCGAGATTAAGACGGACAGAATAACAGTTTTCGGAAAGAAGGGTAACAACGAATGAGAGAAATTTTATTCAGAGGTAAGCGAATTGACAACGGCGAGTGGATTGAAGGATATTATGCCGCTGAGCCTTATGTGAAAAGCACATACAATTACGGATATATCCTTGAAAATGAAAAGGATTTGTTTGCAAAAAATGCTTATCTTGTTGATTCAAGAACCGTCGGACAATACACAGGCTTGACCGATAAGAACGGCAAGAAGATTTTTGAGGGGGATATTGTTAAAACCCATTATGCTAATGCCCCAAAAGCTGTTTTTGTGGAAACGGTTGTTTTTGATGGCGGAAAGTTTTGTGCTACCTCTACTAATGAGGGTTGTAAAACTACAGCAGCATTATGGGACGGTGTGCCCAGGTTAGCAATAGATAAATCCGTTTATATGGACGAAGTTGAAATCATCGGCAACATCCACGACAATCCCGAGCTGTTGGAGGTGGGAGAATGAGCCTACTGATTAAAGGTCTGGATATGCCTAAACTTGACGAAAATGAAGAGCATTTATGGGTGCCCGGTTGGATAGAGGTTGGCAAGGACGGTAAAGCTATTTTTTGCACAGGTACACATTTTGACCCTAACACAATTCATTCGTATGCAGTCGAAGAAGTTCCCACTCCTCACGGCAGACTGATTGACGCGGACGCTTATCAGTATAGCGGAGATTTAATTGATGAACCTACAATCATCGGAGCGGAGGTGAGCGAGTAATGGCATCGATTAGTGCTCGGAGGAATGAAAAATGACAAGGAAAAGATTCATAAAGCTTCTAATGAGCTCAGGCATTCAACGAAACGAGGCTGTAAGAATAGCTAAAAGCGTCAGAGAATACCGCATATGCAATACATTGGGAGTGAATAGAGAAGCTAAAAATTATTGGATCCGCTCCCCTGATCCGTATTGGTACCCGGGAAAACGGTATAATTTATTAGGATTTCCAATTCCTTATTAAAAAACCTTATCAAACGTATTAAACAAAAGGAGAATCAGAATGAAGAAAACAATAGTAACACCGATCATCAACACATTTAATTCATACGACTTACTCAAGGACGATGCGCTTCCGCTCGGAACCAGAGTAACGTTCGACTTGAAGAACGGCGACGAGGTGACATTCGAGCTCGCGCACAAGCACGCATACGGAGCGACCAACATCTTCGTGATCGCGGATTGTTACGGAGAGCATCATATGAATAAGAAGTGGACAAACGAAGGAGGCTACAACGCTACCGATATGCGCCGTCATATCAAAGAGGACATCGTCCCCTTGTTCCCGGATGAGCTCCTCGCCCTCATTATTCCCCGCAGCATTCGTCAGATGCAGGATGGCGAGATTATCGAGCCGACAGGCGGTCCGGATCCGCTCTGGGTGCCGTCATTGACAGAAATGGACGAGGAAGCGGACACCCCCGTCGACATCGACGATGTTCATTTCGACTTATACAATACCGAAAAGAGCCGTGTCAAAGAGTGCGGCGACCACGGTACATGGTGGTATTGGCTCCGTTCAGCTACGGCATCGCATACTCCTCTTTTCGAGAGCGTCAACACCAATGGCAACATCCCTTATTCGAACAACGCCGCCACTGCTGGCGGAGTTTGCTTCGGCTTCTGCATTTAATCAATAATCAAAAAATCCTGCCCGCCTGTGTGCGGGCAGGCAAAACACATAACAAAGGAGAATCATAATGGACAACAACAAAAACATCGAGCGGTTCCGCTCAATCGTATCAACAATCAACAGACCGGGAATCGACAAGCTGATGAAGTTTATCGAAGAAAAAAGTGACTTCTACACAGCGCCCGCGTCAACTAAATTTCACCTTGCCTGTGAGGGCGGTCTGCTTCAGCACAGCCTGAACGTATACGACGCGCTCGTACAGCTCAGAAGTGCGGATCCGTTCAAAGCGGCGCTCGCCAAGCACGATGATCAGTCAATCGCGATCGTCGCTCTTTTTCACGACATCTGCAAAACGATGTATTATAAGAAGACGACAAGAAACGTAAAGAACGAGCAGACTGGCCAGTGGGAGAAGGTGCCGTTCTATTTGATCGAGGATTCCATCCCCTATGGCCACGGAGAAAAATCCGTGATGATGGTAGAATCGTACATCCGCCTCAACAACGCAGAGAGATACGCGATCAGATGGCACATGGGAGCCTATGAACCGAAAGAGCTTTATAGTGCGGTCAATCAGGCGTTCGAAAAATACCCGCTTGCCTTCGCCCTTCATGTCGCTGATATGATTGCATCGAAGATGATGGAAGACAAGCAGGATAATAAACCTGCGCCGCCGAAATCGGGCGATTTTGACAATGTGGGATAAAAAATACGAAGCCTGCCGAACCCTTGAGGAGCTGCAGACCGTTCTCGGTTTCAGCTCCAAGACGGAGGCTCTAAACTGGGCACGAAAGAACGTGCCACTCGAATCATATTTCCAAAAGAAAATAATCGCATTTTTGAAACGCACGTATCCGCAGGCGGTCGTGTGGAAACAGGCGAACGGCATATATTCATCATACAACGGTCTGCCGGACATCGCTATGGTCAAAAATGGTCAGTATTTCACGTTTGAAGTAAAGCGGCCGTTTCTCGGCAAGGCTTCGGAGATACAGAAGAATACAATAACCAAAATGAGAAAAGCGGGAGCCGTAGCACATATCGTTTGCACAACGGCGGAAGTCGCGCAGATAATCAAGAATTTTGACGATCCGGATCAAGGAAAAAGCTATGAGTAGAAAAGAATTATTAAAACGATACCTCAGCCGATACAATAAAGCACGGAGCAGAATCAAAGAGCTCGAAGCGCTCCGGCGACAAATCGAGCGTGATGCCGGTAGCCCCAAGAGCCCGAGCGACGGATCATCGCCCCGAGTTCAGACCAACAGTGTCAGCGGCGGAGCTGCCGAGTTCGCTCTGAGGATCGTAGAAACAGACGAAAGGATCATCGCGCAGAAAGCGCAGCTCTCTGTGTTGCTTTCGGAAATACTCGACGTTTTTGATTTCCTGCCGCTCGAAAGCGACGAAAGGGCCGTTCTCGAATTGAGATATCTTCAAGATAAGAAAGTGCCGTACATTTGCAAGACACGCTATATCTCCCGATCAACATTCTACTCGTTGTGCGATAAAGGAATTAAAGAGCTCCTAAAATCGCAAAAAATAATCAAAACCCTCAAACGATACGAGAAGGAGCTGAAGGACAGTGAAGCCTAACAACGTCATCGCGAATCTGAATAGATCCGTGAGATATACCGGCAGCGGACATCCCGAACTAAAAGACAAGGCGTTTGTGTTTGCCGGAGCGACGATCCGGCGCAAGGTTGATCAGTACGGAAATCCTAAAGCCCCGTTCTATCAGGCGGAGATCCACGACCGGAGAACCCGAACGCTTTACATCGTAGCGCTTGAAGACATTGAACTTATAGAGGAGTGAGAAATCGCTCCTCTTTTTTTGATCCAAAATGAACATTTGATTTTCTGAAAAGTTGAACATTTTTCGAGAAATAATCGAAAAGAGCCGTTTTCTTGAGAAAAAGCGGTTAGAGTGGTTAGGTTGGGTAAGGAAAGTGGTAAGTAGAAAAACCGCATAAACAAGCCGTTTTTAATTAAACCTTACCACTCTTACCACTTTTTTAAATATAATTATTATTATTATAGAAAAGTGTACATTTGTGCAATTTAAATGTACGTTTAAAGAAAAGGGTGGGTATATAAAAACAAAAGTGGTAAGGTAGGTAAAAACACCCCGAAAAGCGCATAGCTATGCGGTTTATAACCTTACCACTAACGGTTTCATAAAAGTGGTAAGAACCACAGCCAAACACAGAACAGCTCACATTCAGATGGGAAAGCGCATTTTTTCTTTATCCGCAAAAACTCGGACACTTTTGGACTGTTTTGGACTTTACAGGACAGTCAATAGTTGATAAAATGTATTTGTAATGAAGCGCACGGAATAAACGTATCGGTTTTTCATCCTCCTATAAAATGCCCCTGCTTGAAGGTAGCCCCTCAGCAGGGGTATAGCTTTGTAACAAAAGCACGAACAGAATAATAATCGTGATTGATAAAGACACGCACGCATAGGAGAACGCAAGCAGGGGCACACGCCACGCCTCAGACATTCATGAATCAAATAATAAAATAAATTCATTGTTTGATTATTAATTATTGATTTTCAGATGGAAATTGTTAATAAATTATTTTATTTATTCAAGTTGAGCGTCAAATCGTTAATCCTTCAGAGGAATGACGGGAGGTAAAGCTCCCCCATCGGCCGAGCAACCAGACGGAACCGTAGGTACTACTCGGCGGGAGGGCCCAAAGCGGGGCGAGGAAGGTCCGGCGAAAAATCGCATAAAAAATGAAAAAATTTTTGCATTTCGTTACGCACCCATCACTATACCAGTACCGCAGGGCGCGCAGATCCGCCGACAAATACATCACGCTGTTGTAGTTTTCATTGATTCTCCTTTCAATATTTCCATAATTAACCCCCTGTTTTTCTGCGCGCCCTTTTGAAAAGTCGCGAGGTAGCGATATGAGTAGCGATAAAATTGATATTAACATAGATTTAACCGAATTATTGAGCAGCGACGACCCTCCCAAAGAAGAACCTACCGAGAAGCCAAAGCAGCAACGCGCTCGCTGCCATACCGAGCGCGGGCAAAAGATGTTCGAGAAGCGCCGCTTCTTTTCAGAGAAAACAATGCTCGATACAGCGGAATGGCATTATAAGCAGGGCGATTTTTATTGTTTCATTTCGGGAGGCGACATCGACAGCCTCACATTCCTAAAGCACGTCCTGCGACAGCAGCGGCTCAATTATTGCCTAATCTCCACTTGGTGCTTCGGAGTCGAGGATGCGCGGGAGATCGGAACGTGGATCGATAAAAAGCTGATTGATAGAATCGACTTCTACGTCGGAGAGATCGCAAAGGCAAGCTATGCGGAATGTACGCGCGATCTTACCGAGATATCGCAGAAAACCGGAGGCAGGTGTGGCGTCTTCCGCAATCATTCAAAGGTAATGCTCTGCTACGGAGAGCGATTCGACTGCGCGATCCTGTCGTCCGCAAACGTTAACACGAACCCACGAACAGAAAACACGGTGATCATCTGCAACACGTCGGTGGCAGATTTTTATAAATCATATTTTGATGACATCAAGCCGTTCAACGGCTCACCCGAAAACTGGAAACCATATCAAAAGGAGAATCAAAATGCAAATCGAGAAAGTTAGGATCTCGGAGCTGAACCCGGCGGAATATAATCCGCGCGTCAGGCTCAGGCCGGGAGACGCAGAATACGAAAAGCTGAAACGGTCAATACAGACCTTCGGCTACATTGATCCGATCATTATAAACGCTGACGGCACCATCATAGGTGGTCATCAGCGTTTTTTTATACTTCAAGAATTAGGCTACGACGAAATAGACGTCGTAAAGCTCGACCTCGATGAAAACGAAGAACGAGCCCTCAACGTAGCGCTGAACAAGATCTCCGGCGAGTGGGATGAGGAAAAACTCAAAGACCTACTCAAGGATCTGAAGCTCGACAATTACGACTTCACGATAACCGGCTTCGGAGAAAAAGAGCTTGATGATCTGATTGCGGATCTTGAAGTTCCCGAAACCACCGAGGACGACGACTTCGACGCCGAGAGCGCATACGAGAACATCGAGCAGCCAAATACAAAGCGCGGCGACATTTATATCCTCGGAAATCACCGCCTGATGTGCGGTGATTCGTTGGATCTGAGCGACGTCGCGGAGCTGATGGACGGCAGCCGCGCCGATCTGGTGATCACCGATCCGCCGTATAATGTCGATTACGGCGAAAAAACAAAGTTCCTGAACAAGGCAAATCGACAACCCCTACGACCGGACATCAAGAATGACAAAATGGGAGATTCAGAGTTTTATAATTTCCTTTTCGGCGCGTTCAGCGTGATGGAAGATATAATGCGGCCGGGCGCGGCGGTTTATATATTTCACGCCGACATGGAAGGCATCAATTTCCGCTCCGCTATGGTCGACGCAGGGCTAAAGCTCGCGCAGGTTTTGATCTGGGAGAAAAACAGAATCGTTCTCGGCCGTCAAGACTACCAATGGCAGCATGAGCCGATTCTATACGGATGGAAGGAAGGAGCCGCGCACTACTTCACCAACGATCGCACCCAGAGCACTGTCATCATTGAGGATGAAGTCGACTACAAGAAGATGAGTAAGCAAGAGCTCCTCGCACTGGTAGATGAATTATACCGCGACCTGAAAGACAAAACAACCGTTTTATATGAGAAGAAACCCATGCGGTCAGATTACCATCCGACCATGAAACCGGTTACACTCGTCGGCAGACTTATGAGAAACTCATCCCGAGTCAACGACCTCGTTGTTGACCTGTTCGGCGGATCCGGATCCACGCTGATAGCGGCAGAGCAGCTGAAACGCCGAGCCTTCCTCATGGAGCTCGATGAACGTTTCTGCGACGTCATCGTCAAGCGTTGGGAAGAATTCACCGGAGAGAAAGCGGTCAAAATAGAATGATAACCGATTACATAACTGACAGCGGAGTGCTCGTTCGGGGGGGGGTGGTGTTACCAATGTCAGATGGAAAACTTTCAACCGAAAAAAGCACATACTACAAAGTTGATGTAATAGCTCAGTTGTTTCAGCTGACCGTCCGCAGGATACAGCAGCTGACGCAGGAAGGCGTTCTTCCGACAGTCGAAACATTGAGCGGGCGAAGATACGACCTCGTGCCGACCATTCAGCGATATGTCAAATATCTCTCCGATAAAGCATACGGCAAAAGCCACAGCGAAGCGGAGAACGAGCTGAAAAGAGAAAAGCTCGAAAAGGATATCGCGCTCAAAGAGTTGCAAGGTGAGTACAAAGCCATTCAAAACGCGATAGCAAGCGGTAAGTATATCGGAGTGGATAAAGTCGAAGAAGATTATAGGCGCTTCTTCACGGTCGTGAAGAAATTTCTGCTCAGTATTCCCAGTAAGCTGTCGGTCAGACTGACGAGCGTATGCGACGATCCCGTTGAGCTGCGTGCGGTTGAATCAGAGCTGAATACTGACATAATAGCACTGCTTAACAACTTCGTTGTCGCAGGGAACAGCGAAACCATAGAGGGAGAAGCGGCCGTTGGCAAGAAAAAGAAAACCAACGCTAAAAACAAGAAGGTTTAGTGCTCCTGATTACATAATCAGAGCACTAAAGGCTTTAACCCCTCCCGAGAATATCACGGTATCCGAGTGGGCGGAAAAGTACAGACAGCTCGACGCTAAGACGACAGCTCGGCCGGGACCGTGGAGAAATTCATCCACGCCTTACCTAAAAGGCTTGATGGATGAGTTCAACAACTACGAAACCGAAGAAATCATCTTCGTAAAGCCTACGCAGGTGGGCGGAACCGAAGCGATTCTAAATATGATCGGCTTCGTCATCAACGAGGATCCATCGCCCGCGATGGTGGTGTATCCGACGGATGAGCTCGCGAAATCGATCAGTAAGAACAGAATAGAGCCGATGATCACGAACAGCCCGGCGCTTAAAGAACGGTATCACGTTAACGATTCAAGCGTACTCGAAATGCAGTTCGATGATATGTATCTTAGTCTTGTTGGATCCAATTCTCCGTCAGGGCTTGCGAGCAAGCCAATCAAGTACCTTTTCTTGGATGAAACCGATAAATACCCGGGCGCTTCGAGAAAAGAGGCTGATCCCGTTTCTCTCGCCAGAGAGAGAACGAAGACGTTTCACAATAGAAAGATAGTCCTCGCTTCAACGCCTACTCTCAGGAATAACCACATATGGGAAGCAAAGGAAAATGCAGATATAGAAAAACACTACCTGATGCCCTGTCCTCATTGCGGGAAGAAAATCGAGTTCAAGTTTTCAAATCTGCGATTCCCGGACGATCCGTCGATGTCATACGCGGATCGGGCGGAGCGTGCCCGGTATGTCTGTCAGGAATGCGGAGCGATCATCACCGACTCGCAGAAATACATAATGCTGCAGCAGGGAACGTGGGAGATCGTGGAGCGCAAGACGCAGTTCGCGCGGAAGGTCGTGTTCTGGCTCAACACGCTTTACAGCCCGTTCGTTCGCTTCGCTGAGGTGGCAAAGGCATTCCTGATGTCAAAGGACGATTCTGAGGCGTTTCAGAATTTCGTCAACTCGTGGCTTGCAGAGCCGTGGGAGGATACAAAGCTGAAAACGAACGCCGATCTCGTGCTCGATCGACAGACGGAAGTCCCGGAGCTGATAGTTCCCTCATGGGCAAAGATCATCACAGGCGGAGTCGACGTTCAGGAAAACAGCCTGTACGTTTCGATCCGCGCCTTCGGAAATCACATCACATCACAGAATATATTCCATCAGCAGGTGTTCAGCTTCCGCGACGTCGAGCGGATAATGAACACGCCGTACAAGACAGAGAGCGGCGAAGATATGGTCGTCTCCCTCTGCTTGATCGACTCGGGATATGATGCAGATTCGACATACGACTTTTGCGCCGATAATTCAGACTGGGCAATCCCGGTCAAAGGTGCATCGAATCCGATGATGAACCATTATAAGATATCCAAAGTCAACAAACTCGATTCGAGAGCGTACGGAATGCAACTGATCATCGTCGATACCGGCAAGTATAAAGACATGATTGCAGGCCGAATGCGAAAGAAGAACGGATCAGGCTCGTGGATGGTTTATTCAGGATGTGACAGAGAATACGCCGAGCAGGTGACCGCAGAGCATAAGATCAATGTTAAAACGAACAACGGCAAGGTCAAGCAGGAATGGCATCTGAAAACGTCTCACGCAGATAACCATTACCTCGACACCGAGGTCTACTGCCTCGCCGCTGCCGATGCGCTCGGAATAAGGACCGCGCACTTAAGGGATGAAGAAGCCGAACAGCTTCAGACCGATCACCAAAAAACGCATCGCGAAGAATCGAAAGAGGAATCGTGGATAAGAGTAAACGAAAGTTGGTTATAGCATGGATACAGAAAACATGACAAAACAACAGTTATATGAAGAAGTCGACAAAGCGATATACGCGATCCTTGTGGGCGGACAATCCTATAAAATCGGATCGCGTTCTCTGACACGCGCCAACATAACAGAATTGAGGAAGCTACGTTCAGACCTCGCTGCGGAAATAGCAACAGAAGGAAAGAACTCGCTGCTTGATGGCGTTTCTGTCGCCTTCTTTGATGGGAGGTGAAGAAAATGGGCATTTCACAATTTATCGACAGTGCGATATCAGTGATCTCCCCACGTTTAGGAGCGCAGCGCACCGCGTATAGACAGGTCATCGAAGAATTGCGCGGGAGCTATGACGTCGGCGATTTCAGCCGGATCAACGCAAACTGGATAGCGTCGGGCGGCTCGGGAGAGTTCCTCGATCGCGGCAGCCGCGACATCGTCCGCAACAGAGCTCGCGACTTAGAGCGCAACAGCGACATGATGAACAGCCTGATCTCCGCTTGGGTACGTAACATCATCGGCGGCGGAAGGAAGCTGCAGGTACAGATCGAGGATGAAGAACTCGGCGATCAGATTGAAAAGCTGTGGAGAAAATGGTGCAAGGCTCGAAACTGCGATGTCACCGGAACGCAGAATTTTAATCAGATTTTGAGAACGGCCGTCAAGCGAAAGAAGATCGACGGAGGCGTGCTGTTCCTTAAACGGTACACGAATTATGGTTTGTTGCCGTTTCAGCTTCAGATGTTAGAGGTCGATGAGCTCGATCTGAATCAATATCAGCCGAAAACGAAAGGCAACAAGGTCGTCGGAGGAATAGAGCTCACGCCGGACAACAGACCGGTCGGATATTATATTCGCAAATACTCGCTCGACGGAATGGAGATTCTGAGCGATCCGCAATATGTCGATGCCAAAGATGTAATTTTTTATTTTTCAAAAAGCAGATTCTCGCAATGTCGTGAGATGCCGGAAATGACGCCGGTCATGAAGCGTATCCGTGACGCAAACGAGTTCATGAATGCGGTCTCGGTCAAAGAGAGAATCAATGCCTGCCTTGCGGTATTCATCAAAAGACAACTCCCGACAGTCGGGCTCGGTAGAGGTCCTTCCGTTGAAAACAAATACAGCTACAACGGAAAAATGCTCACTCCTGGCATGATCAATGAACTGAACGCAGGCGACGAAGTGCAGGTGGTCAATCCAACCGGACAGGCCGCTGACGCGTCCACGTTCATCAAAACGCATCAAAGGATGATCGCAGCCGGCAACGGCTTATCATACGAGGCAACATCGCGCGACATGAGTCAGTCAAATTACAGCTCGGCTCGACAGGGAATCATCGAAGACGGTGAAACCTTCGCAGACGACAGAGAGGCAATCGAGAGTGTAATGGATGAGATTTATGAAACTTTCTTGATCTCGGCCGTCCTCTCGGGAGCGATCACGATTCCCGATTTTTGGAATAACAAGGAGCAATACTTCGATCACGCGTGGGTGAAGGCACCGAAGCCGTGGATAGATCCCGCAAAAGAAGCAACAGCGAACAAGACAGCCCTTGAAACCGGTCAAAAGACCTTCAAGGATATAGCCGCTGAAACCGGAAAGGACTGGCGGCAAGCCATAAAAGATATGGCCGATGTAAACGAGTACGCCGATAAACTGGGCGTTACAATCGGAGGAGGTGTAAAAAATAGTGAAATTCAGCAAAACGACAAAAAAGATGATGACACGTCAGCGTGACAAGCCCGAACAACTGACAAGAGAGCTCGTACTCGATATCAAGGCAAGCGAGGCAGACGGCCGGCGCGTAACCCTGAGCTTCAGCTCAGAGGAGCCATACGAGAGATGGTTCGGCCCTGAAATATTGGATCATAAAGAAGGAGCCGCGAACTTCGAGCGGCTTCAGAATATCGGCTGTGTTCTGTTTAACCATAACCGCGACGCGGTTATAGCCAAAATCGTATCCGTTCGCAACGTGAACAACAGAGGCGAAGCGGAAATCGAGTTCGACACTGATGAGCTTTCAGAGAAGATCTATCAGAAAGTCAAAAACAAGACGTTGAAAGGCGTTTCGGTTGGTTACATTGTTAACCGCTACGAGCAGATCAAAGACGGAAAGAAATCTGCGGACGGCAGATTCAAAGGACCTTGCTATGTAGCAACAGACTGGGAGCCTTACGAGATCTCAATCGTATCAGTTCCCGCCGATCCGACAGTCGGAGTCGGCAGAGAAATCGAAGCCGCTCAAGCGCGGCAAAAGTCAGCTGAAGAAATGGCAAATTTCCGCTATATGATTCAGCTTAATAAAAACTATCTTAAACTTGGAGGTAAGTAGATATGAAACGACTCAAGAAACTGCTTGCTCGTCAGCGCGCTCTCGTTGAGGGTGCCACGAACGCAGGCAGAGAAATGACACCCGAAGAGGTTGCAGAGTTCAATTCTATTCAGGCCGAGATCCGTGAAATCGAGGTAGAGCTTGAGAGAGATGAGAACAACCCTGCACCTGCTCCTCAGAATGAGGATCCCGCTCCTGATCCGCAGGAGCCCACAAGCGAACAGCGTTCAGCAATCGCGCTTGCAGAGCGTCAGAGGATCACTGAGATCCGCTCAATGTGCTCAGAGCTCGGAATTTCCGACGAACGTGTCAGAGAGATGATCGACAACGGCACGACCATCGATGCCGCAAGGGAGATCATCATCACCGAGCTGAGAAGCTCGCACGCACCTATCCCCAGAGCCGGCGCTTCGGTTCCTGATGTGGGCGGTGTACAGATAATTGAAACAGAGGAGCAGCGCTTCGTCAGAGCAGCCGTCGACGGCCTTCTCTTGAGAGAACAGGTGGTCACCGAGGAAAATGCCGCTGAAGGTGCCCGCAATTTCGCAGGCCTTTCCCTCAAGGAGCTTGCGACAGAGGCGCTCAAAAAAGACGGATACAATGTTTCGATGAAATCGGCGGACGACATCTTCGCAATGGTAATGAGGAGCACGTTCAATCCGTCGGCAGCGTTCCCCACCATTATGGATCAGGCGATTCAGAAGGCATACGTCGAAGGTCATAAGACCGCGAACGTTACCTTCGATATTTTCACAAAGAAGGGCACGCTCACCGATTTCAAGAAACATGACAACAATTACCTGAGCGGCCCCGCCGGCGAGTTCCTCGAAGTTCCTGAAAACGGAGAGCTCAAGGCCGATAAGATCTCGGACAAGAAACGTCCACAGCGTCAGCTCAAGACCTACGGTCGTCAGTTCACCATGACCCGTCAGGCGTTCATCAACGATGACATCGGATTCGTTTCGAGAATCCCTGCCAAGTACGCCAAGAGCGCACGCAAAACAATCAACAAGCAGGTATTCAAAATCCTGATTGATAACCCGAAGATTTATGACGGAAAGAACCTGTTCCACTCAAGCCACGGCAACCTCGTGACAAACGGCAGCGGCATCACGGCAGATTCGCTTAAGGCGATGATCCTCGCTATGAATTCCCAGCTTGATGAATTCGAAGATGCGGCAATCATTCGTCCCGCATACCTCGTGGTTCCTTGCGGCTACGTGTTCGACATGTACACCATTCTCAATTCGCCTACCATCAACACCTCCGGCAATACGCAGGCGGTCAACCCGCTGTTCCAATATAAGGACAAACTCCAGATTGTGGAGGATCCCACCATCAATGCGCTTTGCGGCGGCTTCGGCAATGTAATGCCGTGGTGGTTAGTCGGCGATAAAGAAGACACCGACTTCATCGAAGTCGACTACCTCAACGGTCAGGAAATCCCCACACTCAGAAGAACAGAGCCTGCAGGCACACTCGGCCTTGTTTGGGATGTATTCCTCGACTGGGGCATCAATGTTATGGATTATCGCGGCGCGGTCAAGAACCCCGGCACGACAATCAATAGCTCACTTTAATAAAAGGAGGTAACCCAGAATGAAAGCTACATACTGGCAGCTCGGTGCAAAAATCGACTACTCGAATGGCACCGACGCTAAAATCGAAGCGAATACCGTTGTCGCTCTCGGTAACAGAATCGGCATCGTTGGAACCGACATCGAGCCCGGCGCGCTTGGATCTGTGATCACCGAGGGTGTGTTCATCCTCGAAAAAACCACCAAGAGCGAGGAAATCGCACTCGGAGCAACCGTTTATTTTGATGGCACAGGTGCAACTGCAACAGCAGGCGAGTCAACCGTTCCTGCAGGTTGGGCAATCAAGGCATCATCGGCGACCGATCCCGATGTTTACGTTAAGCTCGGGGCCGTTCCTGCATCAAGCGCAGAAGCCGAGGTCGATGACAACAGCGACACGCCCTGATGAGCGCGTTTAAGGAACAGATCGGTAAAGACATAACCGGTGTGTTCTTGAATAAAGATGAGTTTTCAGACATCCACGTCATCGATGATAAAGAGATGACGGTTCAGATAGACGAAAACGAAGCCATCGAACGGCAGATGAGAGATGTCAATCTCGGTAACGAGGGCGTTTATGTGAAGCAAAAGCTCATATACGTCTCGGAGGCAGAGTTCGGACCGTTGCCCTATATTGGACGAATGCTCAAGCTCGACGGCAAGCGCTATAAAATTGTGGATGCTGTTTCAGAAGACGGCATCCACTCCATCACGTTGGAGGCGATCAGATCATGAGCGCGAATATTTATCTTGATGCAAGCGCGGCAAACGTTGTCGCCAACCGCTTAGGAGAAATGAAGCGCAAGACACCTCAAGTGTTGAAAACTGCGGTAAACAACACCGCCAAGAGAATGCGCGAAAAAATGGTCGAGAAAGCGCAGGAAGCCTACGTTGTTAAAAAGGGCAGATTCAATAAAGCGGTAACGATCAAGAAAGCGACTACAAGGAATTTAACGGCGGTTATCAAGGCGACCGGCAAACCGATGGAATTGATCGAGTTTAAGACGAGCCCGGCAAAACCGCCGTCAACTCATTCCCGCAAAAGCAGAACAAGAGCGAGAGTCTACAGTTCAAGTCAGCTCAAGCCTCTCGAAAAGAACGGAATAAAAGCGTTTGTTACTCAGTTCAAAAGCGGCCATGTCGCGATCGTTCAGAGAAGAACCAAGAAAAGGCTCCCTGTTAAGAAGCTTTTTTCTACATCTGTACCGAAAATGGTCGGAAACGAAGAAAAAGTGCTCAAGCTGATAATTACCGACGTTCATAACGCATACGGCGAAGAAGTCAGGATTCAGCTCGAAAAAGTTATAGAAAGGTTAGGCAGATCATGACAATCGGAACATTTCTCACAGATATGTGCGACGAAATAAGTCTCCTCTTCAGCGAATGGAAATTCAAAGATGAAAGCGGAGAGTTTCAGAAATTTTCTGTTTTTGAACAAGCCCTGCCGGTTACGCAGGGTGAGGATGATCCCGAGCCGTTTCCATACATCGTAGTAAGAGTTGAAGACGGCGGCACAACTTCACCAACAAAGCCGGAAACCGCCAGAGTGATATTCACGATAGGAATCTACGATGAGTCACTCGATAATCAAGGGCACAAGGATGTCCTTAATGTCATAGACAGGATCCGGCAGCGCTTCGAAGGCAATCAGCTACTGAAAAAGAAGTATATGAGATTACAGTCAGAGGAATACCCGATTCACTGGGCGATGCCGGACGATGACACATATCCCTTCTTCTTCGGAGCACTCGAAATGTTTTTCGCTATCCCGAAAATAAACACGGAGGATTCACTTTCATGAAAAAGAAACAGAAAGAGCAGCAGACCGTTGTGACTCCCCGCGCCTACGTCGGCCCTACCATCCCCGGCGTAGCCACCAAAGGAGAGGTTTACACCAACGGCCTGCCCGCAAATTTGACAGCGGCCGCAGAGTCGAACCCGCTGATCAATAAATTAATCGTCGATTTAGATGAAATGCCGAACGCGCAGCGCGACATTCTGCTCAAGCGTGGCGTTTACTATGCGGCATATAAATCGATATAAAGGAGGAATAATTAATGCCTTATCAGCACGGAATTTCTATCAAAGAAGTTTCAGGCGGCGAGGCGGGCATCGTTCAGAATACAACCGGCATTCACGTTATAGTCGGCAAAGCGCCCGTGAATCTCGCTGCGGATCCTTACGCAGTAACCAACGTGCCTACGTTGGTTCATTCGTTCGACGAAGCTCAGAGGCTGTTCGGCTATTCTGAAGACTTCGCGAACTACAACCTCTGCGAGGCGATGTACACCTACTTTAAGTTCTTGCGCGTCGCTCCCGTAGTATTCATCAACGTCCTCAACCCGAGGACACACAAAACAGAGGTAACCGAGAGCTTGACGGTTACCAACGGTCAGGCGAAGCTCGCGGTCACCGGTATCCTGCTTGACACCATCGTGGCAACAAGCAACGAAACCGCGCTCGTAAGCGGTACAGATTACATCGCTGCATTCGATGAGGATGGCAAGGTGACGATTTCCGCGCTTACCGAAAACGTAGGTGCAACGATCGCGGTCACAGCCCAGAAGATCAATCCTTCGGGCGTTGCCGATTCTGATATCGTCGGCGGTTATAATCAGACAACCGGCGCAATGACCGGAATCGAGCTCGTCCGCTCGATCTATCCCAAGTTCGGCAGATACGCGTCTGTCCTCATCGCTCCCGGCTGCACTTCCGCAGTGGTAGCCGCTGCGCTTCAGGCAAAGACCACCGACGTCAACGGAACATTCTCTGCTGAAACCATCATCGACATCGCTGAAAACACAGTAGTGCCGGCGGCAATCAAGGCAGCGAAGGACTCGGCGGCCATTGTATCGCCTCACGCAATCGCGGTTTGGCCGAAGGCTAAAATCGGTCAGAGAGTTGTCAGTATGTCTGCAGTTGTCGGCGCGGTTCTCGCGTTTTACGATGCAGATAACGACAATGTGCCCTGCTTGACACCGTCGAACAAGGTGATCGATATTTCAGGAATCTGCAATGGAGCCGGAACGGAGGTCTATATCGATCAGGCGACAGCGAACGAGCTGAACGGTTACGGCATTATGACCGTGATCAACCTGAACGGATGGCGCACATGGGGCAACAATACAGCGGCGTATCCCTCGACGACCGAGCCGAAAGACCGCTGGATCGGCAACCGTCGTTTCTTCAGTTGGATTGAAAACAGATTCATCGTTGTCTATTTCTCCAAGATCGACAGCTTGGAGAACTATAGGCTTGTTGAATCTATCCTTGAAGATGAGAATCAGTTCCTGTCCTCGCTTGTTGCAGGCGGAAAATGCGCCGGCGCAAGGATCGAATTCCTCGCAAGCGAGAACCCCGTCGAGCAGCTCGAAGCAGGCAAAATCGTATTCCACCAGTATCTCACGCCCTATCCCCCGGCGGAGGCGATCGAGAACATCTTCGAGTACGATGCATCGCTGCTTAAGGGCGCGTTAATCAATGTTGGAGGTGACACTGAATGATTTTACCCGAGGTAATTAATAACTTTAACGTCTATGACGGCAAGTCCAACAAAATGATCGGCGTATCCGGAGAGGTAACTCTCTCGGAGATCGCAGCCGTGACAGCTGCACTGTCGGGCGCGGGCCTCATCGGAGAGATGAACGTCCCCGTAGTCGGTCAGGTGGGATCAATGGAGCAGGAGGTACCGTTCAACGTTCTGAACGGAAATGTATTCTCCTACTTTACGTTCAACAAGCCTGCGGCCGTCATTCTGCGTGGCAGCATTCAGAATGTCGACACAAGCACAGGCGAGATCAAGCACACTGCTCTCAAGGTTTCGTATAACGGATATACGAAGAAGATCAACCCGGGCAAAGTTAAGGGCGGCGACACGATGGGCGCTTCCGTTACTTTGGAGCTCACATATATTCATATTGAGCTCGCAGGAAAGACAGTCATCAAGATTGATAAGCTCAACAGCGTATTCATCGTTGATGGCGTCGACCTTCTCGCAGAAATCAAACAGAATTGCTAAACGAAGGGCGGATCACCGCCCTTCTATTTTTTGAAAGGAGAATTATACAATGACAGAGGTCAAAAAGAATATCCCCGAAAACAACGTAGAGGAGAACGTGCAAGAAAGCACACGCGTGCTCAAGCTCAGAACTCCGGTGGAGTTTGAAGGAAAGACATACGAAAACCTCGACCTTAGCGGTCTCGATAAATTAACCGGCAAAGACATCAGAGAGCTCGATCGGCTGTTCAAGATGAAGGGCGGCAAACTCGGAAACAACGTCAAGGAATTCGACTCGCTTTATTTGCAACTGGTAGCCGCAAGAGCCGCCACGCTCCCGTTCGAGTTCTTTGATGCCATAAGCGCCAAAGACGCCACAAGGCTCGAGGTCGAAGTTAGAAATTTTTTGCTTCTGTAGGAATCAGCGGTACTGGCGAATCAAAATCAATTTTAAGAGTTTCGATCAGCCTCGCTATGCGGCTTAATACCGGACTGGATTATTTCCTGAACGTGCCGCTTAACGAGCTGAACGAAATAATGAACGAGGTGATCGACCTATGCCAAAAGAGCAAGAAATACAAGTCAAGATAAGCGGTCGAGTTGATTCGTCATATAATAAATCTATTTCGGCAGCCTCGCAAAAGATGTCCGACCTTAACAAAGGTACAAAGGACGTCTCGCAGGGCTTCGCTGATGCAGAAAAGAGCGGAGAACAATTCGGAACAGGATCCGTCGGAGCGGTATCATCCCTTGAATCTGCTCTCGCAGCAGCAGGGATCATCGCACTGCTCGGAGAAACAGCCTCCGCATTTATGGAATGCACGGAGGCTGCCGCCGAATACGAATCAGCTCTCGCTAAGATCTCTACCATCGCGGACACAACAATCACGCCTATGCGGGAGATTAACGATGAAGTGTTCGCGCTTTCGCAGGAAACCGGGCAATCTGTCAATGATTTATCAGAATCTGTTTATCAGGCGATCTCTGCAAGCGTAGACACGGCCGATTCGGTTTCTTTCGTGGCGGACGCAAACAAGCTCGCAGTCGGAGGATTCACCGACACGACAACGGCCGTAGACGTACTGACAACGGCGATCAATGCATACGGTCTCGAAGCGTCAGCTGCGGGCGAGATTTCCGATATGTTGATTACCACACAAAAGCTCGGCAAGACGACCGTCGCAGAGCTCGGCCAGAGTATCGGCACAGTGATTCCGACCGCCGCTGCGTATCACGTCAATATGGCGAACATTTCCTCCGCAATGGTTGAAATGACCAAGCAAGGTATTAACACAGCGAACTCGAGTACAGCGCTCAGAGGAATGCTGTCCGAGCTTGCTAAAGAAGGCAGCACAGTATCAGATACACTGAAAGAGCAAACAGGCAAGTCGTTCTCCGAGTTAATGTCGGAAGGCAAGTCGCTCGGTGATGTTTTGGGGATCCTTGCAGAATCAGTCGATGGAGATTCCACCGCTTTCGCCAATCTGTTCAGCAACGTCCGCGCAAGGCAAGGCGCACTGGCAATCTTCAATGCAGGCGTTGAAGAATTCAACGGCACGATGGACGAAATGGCGAACAGCCTCGGCGCAACGGATGAGGCATACTCGAAGATGGAGAATACCGCAGAGCACGCTCAAAAGGTATTCACTAACTCAGCGGATAACCTCAAAATCGCAATCGGAGAGTCACTGTCGCCTGCGGTTACTAAATTATACGATTTAGGATCCGACATATTGCAAGGTATAACTGATTTTGTGAAGGCGAATCCGCAGTTCGTAAGTGCAATCGCAGCCGTCACTGTAGGCGTCGGAATCTTCGCGGCAGGGCTTGTAGTATATACAGTCGGCGCGAAAGCGGCCGCTGCAGCAACAGCGGCATTAACTGCCGCTATGGATACCAACCCGATATTCTTAGCTATAACAGCAATCGTAGCGATTACAGCGGCTGTTGTTGCTTTTGTCGCGTCGTTAGATGACGCTTCCAAGAATGCCGAACAACTAACAGCGACTTCGCAAGCTCAAAAGGATGAGATCGATAAGCTCAATGAAAAGTATGATGAAACCGTAGAGAAATACGGAGAAACATCGGACAAGGCAATCGAGCTCAAGGGTAAAATCGATGAATTGACGGAACAGTTCGAGGAAAGTCAAAAGACATATGGCGAGATGCTCTCTGAACAAGCAGAAATTTCAGACGGTATCGCTAAGATGCTTGAAGAAGACAAAACCAAAGAGCTCGATCAAGAATCAGCTTCCGCGCAGTACCTTGTTGATAAATTGTTTGCCCTTGCGGAGCAGTCTACTATTACTGCTGGTACTCAAATGGAGATGCAGTCGATAATAGCACAGCTCAACAAAGAATACGAAGGGCTTAATCTTACTTACGACGATGTTATAAATAAAACGGCTCAGACAAAGGAGTCTTTAGGAAACTACCTCGATACTCTTTATGATGAGCAAAAGTTTGAGAATGCCAAAAAGGGATGGATAGAATCAGAAGAACTGCTTCGACAGCAAAAAGAGCAGTATCAAAAAATGGTCGCCGAAGCTAATAAAGCGGCAGAAACATATGGCGCCTCTGATGGTAACGCTCAGGCTTATGCCGAATATCAACGATTCTGGGATCAGACAATCGAATACACCAATTCGAGTGGCGAGGTCCTTAAAAAAACGTTCAAAGAAGCATTTGAAGAAGCAGGCAATAACATCGATGATCTTGAGAAGAAAAAAGACGAGTATTATCAAACGATGCTCGAAATCAAAGGCATCACTGACGAAGGTGCTCAGGCAGAGATATCATGGGAGGAAGCCGCTTCACAGGCCATTCAAATCGTGCAAGGTGATCTCGACAATCTCGCAACTGCTTACGATGAAGCGTTTGAATCCGCACAGAAAAGCATTGAGAGTACTGTCGGGCTGACGACAGAGCTGTCAAACGAAACCGAGATAACCACGAGCAAGCTGACCGAAACATGGGAAAATCAGATCGAGTGGATCAATAAGTACAGCGAGAACTTAAAGAAGGCTCAAGAGTACGGGATCACTGATAGCTTAATTCAATCTCTTTCAGATGGATCCGAAGAATCAGGTCAGTACATTAACAAGATTATCGGAGAGCTCGACAATCTAAATGAAGCCGACGCTCAGGCGTTGGTTGACAAACTCAACGAAGACTTCGAGGCCGTTAAATCTGCTGAAGGAGGATTTGCGAAAACTGTCGCAGATTATAAAACTGATTTCTCCGACACTATGGATGAAATGCAGAAAAAAGCAGAAAAAGCCGTCGAAGGAATGAACCTGAGCGAAGAAGCTAAGAAATCTGCCAAGAGCACGATCCAAGCGTATATCTCAGAAATCACATCTCAGATCAATGGTGCGTCATTCCCGAATGCCACGACAATGGTGAAGAACGCCGTCAGAAATTCGCTTACACCAAAAGGTATATCGGCATACGCTTCCGTTTCACCATTCGCAATCGAAGGCAACGCGAAAGGAACCAAGCACTCCGCCGAGGTCTTCCTCGCAGGTGAAGAAGGTCCCGAGCTGATCGTTAATGCTGCAGGCAGTCAAGTGTTCACAGCAGCCGAAACGCAAAGGATCCTCAGCGGCGACGTCGACGAAAATGGTAACAGCTATTCATTCGACGTGCCCGAGCTTATCAAGCAGCTCGCCGATGAAGTGAGCGCGGAGCGACCGAGATTTGAGGATATGGCAAATACGCTCGAATCTGAAACTAACAACTATGACAATTCATCATCGTCCGTCAGCCATATCAGCTATGCGCCAACCTATCAGATTAACGGTAGCTCGAACGCAGATATTATGAACGGAGTGAAAGAGGCGAGCAAAATGAGCAAGGCTGAATTTGCTAAGATGATGAAGGAATACGAGCTCGACAAAAAACGAGTAAGATTCTGATTATAAAGGGGAAACGCATATGAAAAAAACCTATGAAACGGTGCAAGGCGACACATGGGATTCAATCGCGTTTAAGTTCTACAACGACGAAAACTACGCCGATGAGCTCATGAAGGCCAACCCCGATAAAATCGAATGGTTTGTGTTTGAGGCCGGTGTTATTCTGAATATTCCCGATATAATGGACATCGAGGCAAAGCGGTTAGAGTCGACTTTACCTGAATGGAGAACGTTCGAAACCGTGGAGGAGATGGATTATGGCGATTAGAAAAGCAACGATCGCAGTTAGCTATCGAAATTCGAGAACCAATAAATCATATGGCTTAGAGTCGCGCGTCGAAGAAGTTTCACTTACCGACAATGCGGTCGGCGGTGAAGGCGACAGCATAGATATAACCTTGTATGATAAGGATCATAAAATGCTTGGAGAATATTATCCCGGAAAGAATGATATACTCAGCTGTACGATCTCGTTCAAGGATTCGCGCGGCAGAGCGAGAGTGATCGGAAGTCAGACATTTCATGTCGATCAATTCGGGTATAGCGGTTCCTCAAAGTTTACGCTTCGCGGAATCTCGGTACCGAAGAACTCCGAGTTTTCAAAGACGCCGAAAACAAAGACGTGGCAGAACATCTATCACTGGGCGATCATCGATCAGATTTGCAAATCGTATGGTCTTAAGCTCGTATACGAAAGTGGAACGTTTAATCCATATTTGAAAAAGGTTGAACAGTCAAACACGAATGATTTGTCGTTCATACATAATCTTGCGCAGACATACGGAAATGGATTCAAAATTTATTCAGATAAAGTTGTTGTGTTTCCGGAAGAAAACTACGAAAAGAAAGCCGCCGTTGGCACAATCGCTAAAGGGGATATTATCGAGGATTCATTCAGCGCTCGCATTGATTTGATAAGGCAATACACCGGCTACGTTTACGAATACGCCAATAACAAGGGCGGAAATACACGTAGGGGTGTTTGGTTTCAAACGACACCGAGTATTATGATTGATGTAGGATTTAATGACAGCGAGCAGATCGGAATAATGAAAGGCAGAGCGAAAGTAAACGAAGCGAATCGCGATATGGAGATTATTAATTTTAGTATCTTGGGCGACCCGGACATGGTTTCAATGGCGACTTTCAATCTATCCGGATTTGGCGGTCTCAATGGAAAATACTACATCAACAAGGTGGTCAATAACTTTTCGGCATCGGGCGGATTTACGCAAGATATTGAAGCAAGAAGGATTCAACAAAGGTTGTGATTTTATGGCGGAATTAAGATTCGGCAGAGTTTCTGCGGTAGACTATGAAACCGGCAGGATCAGTGTCTACTATTCAGATAGAAGCAAATGCGTAACAGATTACCTCCCGATGGTTTCTAACGGCATTTATATAATGCCGAAGGTCGGAGCCAAAGTTGCAGTCGTTCATCTGTCGAGCGACTTGTCGCAAGGCATTGTGCTTGGAACATTGTGGGAAGGCGTGAATAGGCCGATGGATCCATCGCCCGATGTAATCCAAATCGCATTCGACGACGACGCATTCGTCAGATACGATAAATCAACAGGGATTTTGACCGTTAAAGCAGAAACCGTCAACGTAGTCGAAGGGAGCAATGATGAAGAATGGCCATAGGCAACTTTGGAACAACGATAACATTCGAAGTAAGCGCATCAAAGATTCTAACGTTTAAGGGCTACACTGAGCAGATCAGTTCTCGCTGGGCGGATCATAACATTCAGGGAGCACTCCCGCGTTCTGAATTTCTTGGTGCGGATTTAATGACGATCAGTATGACCATAGTGCTCAGCGCAGCGCACGGCGTTAATCCGTGGAACACGCGCGAAGCCATAAAGGATGCGGTCAGGAAAGGGATTGCGCGTAATTTAGTGATCGGAGGCAAACAGCCATCCACTAATAAATTCGTAATCACAAATGCGCAGGATACCTTCGACAACATCTTTAATGACGGAAAAATCTCGCAAATCACCATGAACCTAACGTTCAAGGAATATGTGGAGTGATGATTAATGATAACAAATATCATTATAAACGTAGACGAAGAAATCGAAGCGGTCGAAAGCCGCCTTCGGCTTCTTCTTACAACCCCGAAGGGCACAATGCCTATGGACAGGAATTATGGAATCGACTTCGAAGCAACGATCGACAAACCGATGGACGTGGCGCAAAACTGCTACGCTACAGAGGTAATTAAAGCGATTGCGGCATATGAAGAAGCGTTCGAAGTGTTAAGCGTAGAATGCAAAGCCGAAAGCGAATCCTCGTTCAAGGCAACTATCACTCTCCGGAGAAAGGAGGCGGCATAAATGAGTTTAATCAAATCAGCAGACGAATTGCCGGAGGTCAGCTTCATCGGCGACATTACGATGGATGAGCTCCGGGCAAAGATGATATCAGATTACTGTGATAAATACGAGGAGCTGACAGGCCGTCCGACGGTTCTTCCGGCAGCGGATAAGAACAGGATCCTGCTCGGCGTGTGTGCGCTGCAGATCTATCAGGCTTTTCAGTTCATAGAACAAGCAGGAAAGATGAACCTGATAAAATATGCAACCGGCAACTTTCTCGATAATCTCGCAGCATTAAGAGGACTAACGCGAAACGAGCAAGCACGATCTAAAGTCACTATCCGCTTCGTTCGCCATGAGAATATAGCAAGCGACTTGACAATCCCCGCGTCTACCAGAGTAACCACTGAAAACTACGAGATATTCTGGGAAACGCCAAACATCGACATCACGATGCCTGCCGGCCGGGATTCAATCGAAATTGATTGCTACTGCACGCAGGAAGGATCATTCTCAAACGGTTTTGAATACGGAGAGATTGATCAGCTCGCAGAAACAGTGGCGTTTATCAGCTCTGTTTATAACATCAATACAAGCGAGGGCGGAAGCGATTATGAGTCAGATGATGATTTCAGAATTAGGATCCTCAACGCTCCATCGGGATATTCAGCCGCAGGCGCCGCTGATTCTTATCGCTACTGCATTAAGCAGCTCGATGGTCAGATTGCCGATGTATATGTCGAGAACGGAGAGAATGACGGTGAAATCACCGCGTACATTCTCACCAAAAGCGGTCAACCGTCGGAAGATCAAGTCGCTGCGTATCAAGAACTCATTGATAGTGCAGAATTCAAACCGCTCACCGATAGCGTAACAGTTGAAGCTGCAACGCCGAAAACATATGGAATCGATATAAAATACTACATTTCAAGAAAAAATGCAAACAAAGTTACATCGATCAAGGCGGCAATAGAGGACGCGATCGATAAATTCGTAGCAGATCAAAAGTCGGAACTCGGAAAAGACATCAATCCTTCGGTACTGATTCAGAGCGTAATGAACGCAGGTGCGTGCCGCCTTATAGTCAGCTCGCCCTCTTTTATACCGGTAAATGATAATGAATTTTCGATGCTGACAAGTAGACTGACACAGTACATGGGGTTAGAATGATGAAAATACAAAATTCTGATTTTTATTTCATTTTGCCCGAATCATACAAAAGCGTAGAAAATCAGTGCATTTCCTACGCACTATCAAACACAATAGCACTGATCTGTGAAAGGGCAAAAGACGCGCGAGTCTTAGCTGATATCGGCAGCCTCAGTGATAATATCCTCGATTATCTGGCCGTCGAGCTAAGAGCTCAATACTATTCACAGGAAATGAGTCATGCAGAGAAAGCCGGAATCGTCGCTTCGACATTGCCGTGGTACTTGCGCGCCGGAACCAAAAGTGCACTCGAGTCATTACTCCGCACTGTTTACGGCGGCGGCGAGGTATCGGAATGGGATAGCTACGAAGGCGATCCCTTCCACTTCAAGGTCAGAGTCAACAGCGATGATAACGATTTTGACGGCGAGGACTTCAATGCGAGATTACTTGCGATTATTAACGGAGGTAAAAACCTTCGCTCAATCCTCGATAGTGTAGGCTTACTTTGTGATATCTCAACGCAAGAAAACAGCGCTCCGTTTATCGGCTGCGCCATAAATCAAAATATGTTAAACGGCGGAGCTAACTCCAACTTTATTGTTGTGGTTGGCTCCGATTCACTTTTGACCGCAGGAGATGATGTTGTGGACAGCGGCACATTTGATAACCCGCCCACAAAGATACTTGACTGCGGCATTTTTTAAGAGGTGATTAAATGGCAAGATACAATCCTATTGTAATCACAGACGAAGGGCAGAGCATTATATTCCAAGCTCTCGCCGGCACATATACAATCGATTTCACAGCGGTCGCCTTCGGATCCGGAGAACACGCAAGTGACGAAGACTTAACTAAGCTCACAGAGCTTGACGATGAGAAACAGCGCGTGCAGGTTTCAGGCATTGCCGTACCGACATCCGACAGCGTGATCGTTAACGCGAGAGTTGACAACACAAACCTTATTGCCGGATACCGGATAAGGGAAGTCGGAATTTTCTGTAAAGACGGATCTGATGTTAATTCGGAGGCCGTACTGTTTGCTATAGCGACAGCCGCGATCCCCGATTATATGCCGGAGATCGCCGAAGGAGAAGCACCGACCGAGTTCTCGTATAAATTCGGCTTGGGAGTCGGAAGCGCGAGCAATGTAATCATTGCAGGTGGAGGAATGAATGGCTACTACAACAAAGCGGAAATCGATGCGCTTTTTGCAAACTACTACACAAAGGCTCAAATCGACGAAATGATCTCTCCGAGTGAGCATGAAGAACCGGGCGAATAGAAGGAGGATAAAATTTGAGTAATATTTTACAAGCGAGGGTCATTCTTCGTCACGGAGATAACGAAGATTATGATCCTCAAAATTTTGAAACCGCAGAGCTTGTCTTCGCGGAAGACCTCGGAATCATCTACATAAAAAAGAAAGACGGAACAGTTCTCGCAATAGGTCCCGCGCCCGAGGATGCCGGGAATAAGCTGTCGGATCCCGATGCGGCAGTACCGGACAATCAAAAGGGAACAAAATATCCTTCGCTTGCTTTCCTCGAAGGGAATTATGACAAATCAACGCAGGTCAACGCTAAAATCAGTTCGCTCAAAACAACGCTCGAATCAGTGATTAGACAGCAGTCTGAATCAGTCGAAAACAAGCACTTTTTCAATGACATTTCATTCGATCCAGTAACAGGCGTGCTGTCGTTCCTGAGCGATGGACAGCCGACAGGAAAGTCGGTCACTCTTGTCGTATCAGGCAGCGGCGGGCTTGCGTTCGACAGCGGCTACATTGATGAAAACGGATACATGCACTTCACAGAGGACGGACAGGATGTCGAAGGCTTCACGCCGTTCTTTGTAGGAACACCCGGCGGAGGCAGCGCGTCAGGATCTAAGCTCGTGTTCTCCTTGACATCGCCGTTGAGCTTCTCGGTCGCAGATACATCTGGCGTCGCAAATGCGCAGTTCCTGTTCACTTCCACGGATACAGAAACAAGCGCGCCGACCGGACAGGGAACGCTGCAGGTTTATGTCAACGAAACCCTGAAACGCAGCTACACTGTTTCACAGGGAAATAACACCATCAATATCTTCAACCACTTAACCGTCGGTTCGAACTCCGTCAAATTAGTTTTAACGGATTCATACGGAGTCTCGGCAACACGCCGCTGCACGATCGCAGTTGAAACGATCTCGCTTTCATGGAACCTCGGAAGGACGCTTAAGAACAGTGGCGCGCTCGATGTAATCATGACGCCCACAGGATCAGGCGAGAAGACACTCATCCTGAAGGTCGATGGAAACATATACAGTCAGATAACGGTTACAACTTCGGGATACAGAGTCACCCGAACGGTAACCGGATTGACTCACGGCGAGCATATCATAGAGGCTTACTGCACATCGGTAGTCGAGGGCTCGACGATATCCTCGGATCATCTGATCGCCGCCGTCGCGCAGGTTGAGCAAGGCGAAACAGACGTAGTCGTAGCAAGTAGTTTTGTGGCGACAAGCGTGGAACAGTTCACCAACATAACCATCCCTCATCGCGTCATTGATCCTGAGAACAATCCGGCCGAAGTCGAGTACATAGTCAATAACGTGCTTTATAGCACTGCTCAGCTCGATCAGTCAGAGCACGAATGGACATACAGGCCTACACGCGCAGGCACTCTCGAATTAGAGATTGTTGTCGGCGGCTATGTTGCATGGCAAAGAGCAGTAACGGTTACTGCCCTGAACGTCCCTGTCGAAGAAATAGACGAAGGTCTCACCTTGAAGTTCGATCCGGCGGTAATGACATCGAATACGCAGTTCATAAACTGCGGTACCGCGATGAACATACAGTTGTCGCAGAATTTCGATACCATAAACGGCGGTCTTCAGAATGACCAAGACGGCAACAGAGCCTTCGTGGTTATGAAAGGCGACCGCGCCGTCATTCCTTTCGAGCTGTTCGCAACGGACGCAAGAAGGACCGGTAAGGAAATCAAGATGGTTTATAAGGTCGAGAATAGCTCCAATCTGAACGCTGCAGCGATAAGCTGCGTGAACAGCGGAGTGGGTATCAGCGTTAAGGCGAATGAAGTAGTGTTCAGTTCCGACCTTTCCTCGCTTAGGATTGGAACATTCGAAAAATCAAAACGCCTTGAAATTGACGTGAACATCGAAAGCGACTCGCAGGATAAGCTGATCAGATTATACGAATCCGGAGCTCAATCCAGAATCGCGCAGTATACTTCTGACAGCTTCACGCAGGGTACGCCGCAGGGAATCACAATCGGTTCAGATGACTGTACCGTATGGGTTTACCTTATCAGAGGATACGAATCGTCCCTCGAAAACAAAGAGGTGTTCACTAACTATATTTATGACGGCGCAGATGCCGCTGAAATATCAAAACGATACAACGCCTCACTTATTTATGACAGCGTCACGAAGAAGGTATCGCCGGAGCTCGTTGCTCAGGTATGCCCCAGAGCGCACGTCATGGTATGGCATGCGAATGCGCTGTCGACAGCAAAGGACGTTAAGAAATACGGATATCTGACGCACGCGATGACCGCAGGCGGTCCGCTGCATCAGTGGACGGCCAGAAACGTCATGCAGAAAGCGCAGGGAACATCGTCGCTCGACTACTGGCTCGCGGGCTTGAATTTTGACTTCTCGCTCCAAGACGGCGTGGAATACGACGAAAACATCGTGCCGGTCGTTGATGAGCAGACGCATGAAACGACATACACGAACGTCGCGCCGACTTATGCTATGACTGATGACGCAATGCCCGTTAATTATTTTAACTTCAAAGTAAACACAGCCTCATCAGAGCATATCAACAACGCGTTCCTTGCAGAGCTGTTCAACAGGCATCAGCCGTATAAAAGGCCGGCGAGAATCAACGATGCAAGAGTGCGCGATACTGTTCAATCTGAAATGGCCGTGCTTTTCTACCACAACACAGGATCAGAGCCGGTAAGAGCCGGAGCAGTAACAGTTCAGCCGAACGAAACAATATTCTATGCTGTTGGAAATCTGAACAACTCCAAGAAGAACTACGAGGTGTTCGGCCAGAACGATACTGATGATATAGCCTGTGTGGAATTCAGAAATAATACTTCCGCTCAGTGCAGATTCAAATCCGCGGACCTTTCAGATGAAACGTGGGATGGAGAAAAGAACTTTGAGTTCAGATACCTCTCCGATCAAGCGGATGAAGAACAGATCAAGGCGAAGTTTCAGACTATGCTTGAATTCGTGGTCTCGTGCGATCCTACGCAGGCGACCGGAGAAAACCTTCCGAGCGCGGTCACATACGAAGGCAGACGCTACACCGTTGATAACGCTGATTATAGGCGCGCAAGATGGAAAGCGCTGTCCTCCGATTACTTCATCATGGACACACTGTTCTACCATCAAGTGTTCACGCTCCATTTTTGCATGATGGACAATCGTGCAAAGAACACCTTCTGGGGATATTCAGCCGTTCAGGATAAGTGGCACTTGTGCTTCGGATACGACTTCGACACCGCGATGGGCAACGATAACGAGGGCGACATGACACGTCGGTACGGGTACCTTGATACCGATACCCTCGGAAACGGCTATGTGTTCAATGGTCACGACAACGTCGTCTTCACGCTTAACAGAGAAGTGTTCTCGGATCAGCTCAGAGCGATGTATATCAGTCTTGAAAACAACGACTGCTTCAAAGCAGAATCGATCATCGCCGAAACAAACGCGATGCAGGAGATAATCTGTCCCGCGCTTTATATGGAGGATGCCATAAAGAAGTATGAAGCTCCGTACATAGTCGCCCCGGAAAAGGACGCGACATATTTTCCAAAATGCAACGGCAAGAAGCAGCCGCAGAGAGCTGCGTTCTTAACGTTTCAGGAGCCGTTCATGTCCTCATACTTCCGCTCGGGATTCTGCAAGGTCAAGCACGGCACGATCAGAGGATACACCCCGAATGATTATGCAGGCGTAACGCCCGCCAACGCGCTAACGATCACGCCATATATTGATATGTTCTTATACGTCGTAGCAGCGCAGCAGGACGTCACTCTAAACAACGGGCAACCCATAAGAGCGACTGCAGGCGTTCCCATTCTCGTAGAATTCCCACAGATAGGCAACATGAACGACACAGAAATCGAGATATACAATGCCGACTACCTGCAGGATATCGGAGAGCTCGCTTGCTTGTACCCGGGTGAATGCAGCCTCGCGGCGTTCGAGCGTCTGAAATACGCACGAATCGGATCAAGCGTCGGCAGCTACACCAACGCGAATCTGAGCACGGTATCATTCGGAAATTGCAAGTCGCTTGAATACCTCAATGTCGAAGGCTGTACGGGCCTTGCAAGAGGATTAGATCTGACCGCAAATATTCTTTTGAAAGAAATTTATACACGCCGATCCGCTGTAACAGGCGTAGAATTGGCGGAAGGCGGAAGGATTGAAACCGCATATCTGAATGAATTGTCAGCGCTTAGATTAAGAGGACTTGCACACCTGCAGACGCTGTCGCTTGCCAACATCGGCAGCTTGAGAACCCTCGTGGTCGAAAACAGTCCCTCCGTAGATGCGCTTGAGCTCGTATCAAACGCCGTCAATTTGAGCAGATTGAGGATAACCGGAATCAACTGGACGCTGCAAAACGCGAAGATCCTCGTCGAGCTTTCTCACCTTAGCGGTTGGGATGACGACGGATATGAAGTCGAAACAGCAGTGATCACAGGCGAATGCACTGTCACCGCGATTTCGAGCTATCGTTATAACGCAATCACGACAGCATTCCCGAAGCTGATCCTGCACACCGATACCGAAAACTTCCTTGATTCGTTCACGCTGACGTTTAAGGATTACGACGGAACCGTTCTCGACGTTCAGGTGGTCGAAGAAGGAGAAGACGCAGAGAACCCGGTGACGCGTTCATACAAGCCGATCGCGGTTCCGACGAGAGCGTCGACGGTCGACACCGTGTATTCGTTCGGCGGTTGGGATAAGCCGCTCACGAACATTCAGACGGATAATATTATCAATGCGGTCTATACGACGAGCACGAGAATGTACACGGTTAACTTCTATAACGGAAGTCAGCTGCTGCAGACATCACAGGTCGCAGCGCACGGATCCGTTTATTACGACGGAACGCTGTACAGAGAAGGCACAGTATGGACAGGATGGTCGAACTCCACGACCAACGTCACATCGGACGTAGATACATACGCCGTGTTCGAAGAGCCGGAAGTTCCCGAATACGTGCAGGATCTGTCGCAGTTCACATACCTCTATTCAGAGGATCCCGCTGACGCGTCGGTTTCAGCTTACACGATGGGGCAGCTGTATGCCATTTGTGAAGCTGGCAGAGCAAAGGACTTCTTCGCCGTAGGAGCAAAAATCAAACTCCTTCCGGGAGCAAACTCCACGATCACAGACACAAGCATTATTTTTCAAGTATTCGGATACAATCACTTCAAGATTTCCGATACAAATAATTTTGCAAATGTTGTATTCGGTATGCTCGGAATCCTGAATCAGTACAGGCAGATGAACAGCGGAGGCACCAATGTCGGCGGCTTCGATGCGTCGGCAATGAAAACGTGGCTCAACGGCACCATGCTCGGCAACCTTTCAAAGCCGTGGCAGGCGCTGATCAAGACGGTTGATGTGCTCGCTTCAAAAGGCGGAACGAGCTACGACATTTTGACAACGCGCTGCAAGCTGTTCCTTTTTGCAGACGCGGAGGTCGGTGCAAATAAGACAGCGACACCGTATATGGACGAAGTGGATCCGGGCGCCGAGTCGTTACAGTTCCCTATTTTTACGGATAACGCGAGCCATATCAAGAAAACAGCCAACGGCACCGGCTCAGCCTACAACTGGTGGCTCCGTTCAGCTACGGCGTCGAATACTACTGGTTTCGAGTTCGTCGGCAGCAATGGCGACATCCCGCATTCGTACGGCGCCAACGTCGCTACTGGAGTTTGCTTCGGCTTCTGCATTTAATCGATAATCAATCAAATCCGCCCGCCTCAGTGCGGGCGGTGGAGACAGCAGGAAGGTCTCAAAATGTCGCAAATCAAGAGCAAAAGGAAAACGTCATCCGCACAGTTCCTCGAAAATGCGCTCCAAATACAAATAACCACACTCCGCCGCGTCGCCAAGTTTCCGAAGCGGTTTACATATTTGCTTTCGGTGCATTTAACGGACGCTGCAGCACATGGATACGAGCAAGTCAAAAAGGCAAACAGCATTTATCCAAGAAATCAGCACGAGGCACAAATCCGCAGAGACTGCCTGATTAAAGCGTTCGCAGAATATCAACACCTGATTTCACAGATTCTTGTTGCAGAGGAAATGTTCGAGATTTCCGAAAACGGAATCATCGAATGGATGAAGCTAATCAACGATGAGCTCGGATTAATAAAAGGATTGATGGATTC